CGGATTTTCGTAAATACATGCTCACACGGAATCGGAACAATCCTCTGTTCGTGGTATCGAGTATAATTAATAGCAAGTGTTTTGATATCTATCACTGCATAGTGTCCCGGAGGAAACGGTTTAACAAAACCACCCTTCGGTAAAGCCTTTACCTCACTCGAAATAATGAGTTTAGAGTTGAATGTTTGAATAAACAATGGTCGTACACCATACGGATCTCTACCTACAATAACATAATCACCATCTACAATTACCATCGCGAATACACCGTGTAGTCTTCTGAAGAAATTATCAACGGAACCAAATCTGTGTAAAGCAGGCCCAACAACCTCACAGTCAGAACCACTCTTACTTACAAATCTAATTTCATCTGCGATACTCTTCCAGTTATATATTTCACCATTACACACCCAATGAACATCGTTGAAGCACATAGGTTGCATTCCATCTTCGTTTAATCCGTTTAACGCAAGACGAGTGAACCCGAGTTGATATCTGTGTCCAAACAACATTTTACTATTTTCTGGTCCACGATTGTTGAGTTGTTTGATGTGGTTGGCTACATCCGTCATAGACATATGTTCACCAATCAAAGCCCATATACCGCACATTACTTATGTAAAACATACCACGTTTAAAATGAATTTAAGACGTGGACTCATAATAGAAATTAGATGGAGGATTTATTCCCTCGTAAAGAAGGTCTTGATTACTCGAAGCTTAAGATAACAGATGAAGGGTCATACAGTATAACACGTTGGAGAGACGCAGATAGAATCATGAATGTATTAAGATATGTATTGAAAGATCTTATTAACATGACGATTACAGATGTAACTGCGTGTATAGGTGGAGACACTCTGAATTTTGCTAGTAGTTTCCAACATGTTCATAGCATTGAACTAAAGGATGACAACTTTGATGCCTTAACTAACAATGTAAACGTATACGAATTTAACAATGTTACATTACATCATGGAGATTCCACCAAGTTATTTAATTGGAACACAAATGTGCTCTATATAGACCCACCGTGGGGTGGAAAAGACTATAAAAAGCATAAAAATATTGATCTTACGTTGTCATCAAAGCGTCTCGATGTGTGGTTAGAAGAAATACTTTCTCGTAAAAATAGACCACAATACATTGTTCTCAAACTTCCATCAAACTACAACTTCAATCGAATGAACTTTCTTATTAATGTTGATAATATACGTCCTTATCGCATACGTAGTTATGTTCTCATAATTATTACCGTTCATAAACCAATTCATTGAAAACGGATTCATTAGAGATCACGTTGAGGAGTACTACCTGACAACACAATGATCAACTCAACCAACATGAATTCAATTAATCCAAGTGTGAGCAATACGATTGATACGTGCTATGCGAAGTATGGCTACGGCACATTTGTATGTAATAGCGATGGTGCTAGGGTTATCGATGTGTTTGGAGCAGTATGTTGGATCCTGCTATTCGCGTTGATGTACAATGTCCTGAGAACATGTATGGATCCGTTCAGCGTGAAGCTTCATACGAAGATCGCAGAGCTTGAGAACAAGTTGTCTGAGGAGGAGGATATGTACGAGGAGCTATACGGTGAGAAGTGTCATCTTGAGGAGACAAATGAGGAGCTTAAGAACAAGCTAACAGCGCTTGCCACGAAGTTTGAGAATGTCATGACTACGGTTCTCGATACGGCCTTGAACAAGAAGGCTATTGACGACCTTACTCAGAAGCACAAGGATACCGAGAAGACGTTGGCAGATATTAGAGCACAGTATCTTTGTTGTCGCGATGCCGCACAAGCGTTCATCGACGGAGTTGCCGAGAGACGGAGTTAAAAGGCAACGTACGGGATAAATACTAAAACAACTAAAACAACTAAAATAGCAACGTCAAACGTTCGCACTATTTTTTTGTATGTCACTGGAAGCTGATTAAATTGATCTCTATATGACTGAGGCTTAAACGGCATAGATAACCAACCTAACAGCGTAGGCCCTAATGTGTCAGTACAACTATATATGTAATCATACCACGCAAGCAGAACATATGCTAAAGTCGCAAGCAAAAAAGCTGCTACAATTTTATGCGTATAAGCTTTCGGGTGAGGTAGCCAGTAAACTGCTAAGACAAACGCACTAAAAACTAAACACTTAGGATTCAAATACAACGGAGTTCCAAATAAACCACCTCCCATTCTTATTTAGTATATATGATATATGTTAGAGCATAGAGACCCAACAATCCAATAAAATTCGTATGATATACCTTTAGTTTGGAAAGATATCCCGCTAGCAATACAGTAGATCCAATCATAATAGAATCAGCAACAATTATCTTCCAAGAGTTTTCAACTGCGTACTCCTTGAATAAATCAATCATGCTATTCTGACCACGAGGAACGCCTAGGATTACTACATAATAAAATAGAACATCATGAATTACTTGAACTACAATAGACACTCCTGCTAGTGTAATAGTGTTTACGCCAGGGGCAATAAATTGGGCAATCATGATACCAAGTACGATAACCAAACAATCTGAAATAATGGCTAGAATACCAAACGTGGCATACCATTTATCAAGGGCTTTTCCTAGATGAAAAACTTTTGAAAGAAGAATAGTGAAAAAATCTACCCACACAACAGCTGAACCAATATCTGTTAGGTTCATTTATATCTTATTTAGTTTTTCGCTGACTATAACTGGATTATCTTTAGTTAGTTTTTCTCTTGTGATCTTCTGATAGTCAAAGGTACATTTATGTACATCTGGATATCTACAATTGAAACAAACTGTCATTTCACATTTACAAGTAATCTTGAATAGAGTCTTGCTTTTACAGTGTTGGCATCCAGATTTTGCGGTAGGCATTCTTCTTTAGATCCCAATACAATGTATCTACCTCATCTACCGCCTTTTGAGCTAGATCATATTCATTTTCCATCTTACGAATATTGTTCTCAATCTCAAGTTGCTTGGGATCAACAACATCCTTCCCCTTACTGCCTGGCGCAATATACTTCTTCGCAGCAGGCTTCTCAAGATACTTTGTAAGTACATCTCTGGCATGACAGAAGTTGTCCCATGCGTCATCTAGAACAGAATCAACCTCACTAAATCCTCTATCCTGAATAGTCTTCGAGTGCTCAATCCAATCCTTCTCAAATGCGTCATCAATCTTCTTCTGTCGCTCAGAGTTAATTTTCTCCATCATGGAATCCGTAAGCTCCGCAACTCGAATCTTAAGTTTCTCAACTGGAAACCGATAATCCTCTGGCTCGATGAGCATGCGAATGCGTGTCGAATACTTGCTGCGATTGGCGTAGATCCAATCCCACGCATCCTGATCAGCACGCTCTAGAACCTCTTGAATACAGTCATCCTCAATAAACCAATCACGAGTAAGAAGATTGTCAGCTGTCTCACGATCATACCAATCATACAAAGACATTGTATTGCTTGGTAGGTCTAGCCACGTATTTACTACTGGTGTATCCACAGTTACTACAGGAGTACGCTTGCTCTTCATTTGAATCCGCTGAAACATTGTAACTTTAGTTGCTGCCATTATGAGTGTATTTCATCTCAAGTTATACAATACAAATCCGTTTTTAAAGATAAGAATAAGGATGGTAAACGTCTCTCACGAAGAGTTGGCAGAGACTAAATCACAGCCACTACCATCAAATGCCAATTTAGATGCTCTCAAGCAGATGAGAGAATCCCTATGTTCATCGTCTATGTCAAAAGATTTCAAACTACAGGCTAATCAGCGTTTCCTGAGAAGAGTTTTGAGTCCAGAATCTCCCACTCGTAGTCTATTGATGGTACATGGTACGGGTGTAGGAAAAACATGTACCGCTATTCAGATAGCAGAGGAATACATCATAAGACCTGAATTTCAAGATAAACGAGTTCTTGTTCTTGCTAATCCGTCCGTTCAGGAAAACTTTAAGGCTCAAATTTTTGACATCTCTCGTGTATCGGTAGACGCAGATGGGTTATTGTTATCGAAACAGTGTACTGGTAGACGTTATCTTGATATGATTCAACGCTCTCAGTCGGAGTCCCTACGGTATACCGATAAGGCTTCACAGCAAAGAGTCATGAATCTTGCTAATAAGATTATTGGAGAATTCTATGAATTTGTTGGATACCAAACTTTTGCGAATATGATCGACAGACAGAAATTGATTGCCAAGACAGACAATGACATGAAAAAGTGGATTCATGATACATTCGATAACAGACTAATCATCATTGATGAAGCACACAACTTAAAGGAGACTACAGAATCTGAAACTAATAAATTAGTTGCGATCGCAATTGAACAAATCCTTAAGACGGCAGAAGGAGTAACACTTGTTCTTCTTACCGCCACACCTATGTACGATACATTTGATGAGATAGTCTACTACATTAATCTATTTTTATGGAATGAGAGGAAGCTTGAGCGAAACAAGATGATCAAAACATCCGACATATTTACGGAAGCGGGCGAATTTAAGGAAGGATATGAAAAGCAGTTTCGGGGTTGGTGTCAGGATTATGTTTCATTCGTAAGAGGAGAGAACCCATTTACATTTCCATTCAGACTACCTCCACCCGATAATATGATTGCGTTGCCAGATCGTACAGTTGATATCAGAGGACAGGCTATAAAGAAACCACGAAAATACTTAACTCTTACAAAGTCATTTGTTTCGCCTCTTCAGGCGGCTGCTATCAAGGAAGTAACCGTAAAAGCTGTATCCGATTCTCGTCTGATTTGCGTATATCCTGAAAATAAGTCATTTCGTGAAACATTTGAGAAGTCTGAGGGAGGATACAAGTATCGCGGAGAGAAGTTCCTAGCACCATCTAAGGTTTCACTTTACAGCTCAAAGTTTGGTCTAATTACACAAATTATGGATGCCACAGCTGGAATTCTGTTTGTATTCTCAAATGTAGTAGAATCGGGAGCACAGTTATTCGCAATGTGTCTTGAAGAGCACGGATTTGATCCTGCTTTAGGAAATCGTCTATTAAAGGAAACATCTGGTGAAGTAACACGAGGATCAAAAGGTAAGTATGTGTTGTTTACGTCTGATATTTCTGATTCGGAAATCAAAAAATCACTAATTCGTCTCAAGCGTCCCGAAAACGCAGATGGATCAGACATTCGTGTTGTTATCGCATCCCCGAAAGTATCCGAAGGTGTTGACTTCCGTAATATTCGTCAGATTCACGTATTAGATCCGTGGTTCAATATGAGTCGTATCGAACAAGTTCTTGGGCGCGGTATGAGAACATGCTCTCATTCGTCTCTTGATTTTGAAGAACAAAACTGTACAGTGTATCTTCATGTTTGTCGCTATCCCGATTCTGAACAAGAAACAGTTGATGAGTATATCTACCGTACATTCGTAGAAGATAAAGCCATTCGTATTGCCAAGGTAAAACGTGTAGTTATGGAATCTGCTATGGATTGTAACCTACAGCAAGCTGCGAATAGTTTACCTCCAGACTGGAGAGGAGAGGTGCGACCAGATGGAACTAGATTTCTTATTCCGCAGCATCGTAATCAAGACCCAGCCGGAACACTTATAGAATTACCACTATCGGCCATGTCGGCTCCTACATTTGAAGAGGGAACTTACGAAATCAAATGTAATATTGAACCGTCTGAGGTAGATCCGAATCATGAACGACCGCTATCTGCGATTCTTGATGTAAAAGATGAGATTTTAGATAAGGTTCTTAAACTTTTTGCTAAAAAACCAGTATGGAAGAATACAGATTTATTTGAACACGAATCTATGAAACAATATACCAATAGTGTTCTATCATATATACTTCAAAACGCAATTGATTCTGGATTTCAATTGAAGGATAAACAAGGTAGAATTGGTCATCTCCAAGCAAAGAATGGTGTATTTGCGTTTACAGTTGGTGAGAACGATACGTTATTAGATCGTCTTCTTGTTCATGAAAAAGGTGTACCGGTAGATCTACCAGTTCATGCTGCCCCAGAAGAGGCGGCGGTAGAAGCTCCGGTTGTTCCACCAGTTGAATCTGTTGGTTTTTCTAATTTATCCGCTCAACGTGAGGCACATGCCTTTCCAGACTATATCAGAGAACGTTTCACTCCCGAAGTATTGGACTGGTATATCGCAGACGTAGTTCTAAGTGAAAAGGATAAGACTGAACATTTGTTAACTCTTAATTGGAGCGATCCTCCTCGTTATGCTAAGCCTCTTCTTGCCAAGACGTCGGAAGGTAATAATCTATATATCTTAGGTTCTAAGAACATCTACAATAACGCCAAGGAAAAAACAACTCCAATAGGTGTAGAAGAAGACGCATACAGAGCTTGGTTAAAAGCGGCAAAGGATTCATTTGTTGCTAGAAAAGCCGATCTATTTGCGTCAATTAAAGACAGTGGTGTAATTTTCAATATAGACGAAAAGTCTCCGGATGTAAAACGCGCTGCGAGAGCAAAAAACATTGGTGGTCGTCAGTGTACAACATACCAAGCTGGGTTACTGGATAAGTTTTCCGAATGGTTAGTTGGTTCAGGATTTCCCGAGAAAGTTAAAACAAAGAAAGATAGATGTTTGTTTCTCGACCTCTTGGTGCGAGAGGCGGTTTTAAGTGGGAAGGAGGGACTTTTTTGGGTGACTCCTGAAGAATACGCGATTTTTTCTGAGGACGAGAACAGGTCAGATTTACTGAAGAGATTGAAAGACTAGAGCAAACATATTCGTGATTAATAGATGGTGTAATACTTTCAAAATAATCATCGCAATGTGGGCATGTCCATGACACTTTAACGTGTTCAGGAATTCGAATTCGTAATTTTGAATTATCTTCCGTCATTTACTACTATTACTTTTATCAAAATACAATCCATTTTAAAGATTAAATGGTTATACGTACATTTGGCGATAGCCGCGCAACTAAGGGTTGGAATGATATTCCCGATGTTATTACCTACACTATAGGGCCAAAGCTATGTTTTTCTATTGGACGAGATGGTATTGATATAAAAAAATTTGGTGCGAATAACGGTGATACAGTAATCTTTTGTTTTGGTGAAATTGACTGTCGTTGTCATATATATAAACATATAACCGAAACTAATAGCTATAAGCAAATTATTGATGGCATTGTAGATAATTATTTCGCTAAAATTAAAACTGCTGTAGACGGATTTGATAACTTAAAGACATGTGTATACAATGTTGTACCACCAGTTCAATCTTTTAATACTTCAAGTAACTTAGAATATCCATTTATAGGATTAGATGATCAACGAAAAGCCTATGTTTTATATTTCAATGAAAAACTACAGCAAAAATGTGTTGAATATAACTTTTTGTTTTTTAATATATACGATAAGTATGTAGATGATAATGGTTATCTAAATAAATCATTAAGTGATGACAACGTACACATTCGCGATGGAGTTTATATAAGAGAGTTTATTGAAAATAATATTCGGTAAAATGGATTTGTTAATGCTAACAATATCAATAATACGAATCAAAATGACATTTCAACCAATGCTAGCAAGCCCAATTGAACTTGAGAATATCAAGTATCCAGTGTATTGTTCCCCCAAATATGACGGCATTCGCTGTGTTATTCGGGGTGGAATCGCACTATCGCGTAAGTTGAAGAAGATTCCCAACGTATACATCTCAAAAATGCTAAATATGTGTCTAGATAATCTAGACGGAGAGCTAATTATTCCTCACGCAAATTTCAATCAAATTCAGTCGGCAGTGATGAGTGAGGATGGTGAGCCTACAAATTTCGAGTTTCATGTGTTTGATGTCATCTCAAATAAGCCGTATCTTGAGCGCATGAGTGATCTTGAGAAGATGAAGCTTCCCGCATTCTGTAAGAAGGTTCTTCCTCATAAGTTTGACAATGAGGAGGATATGCTTGAGTACGAGCGAGAGTGTGTTGATGATTATGAGTTTGAGGGAATCATGCTTCGTTCTCCAGATGGGCCGTACAAGTTTGGACGCTCTACTGCCAAGCAGGGCTACCTTCTTAAGCTGAAGCGTTTCACCGACGCAGAGGCTACCATCGTGGGATTTGAGGAGATGATGCACAATGAGAATGAGAAGACTAAGGACGAACTAGGTCATTCGAAGCGGTCTCACAAGAAGGCTGGTATGGTTCCTGCTGGCGTTCTTGGAGCATTTACTGTTGAGACAGCTGATGGAAAGCAATTCAATGTTTCCACCGGAATGACGGCTCAGGATCGTGTGAGCTACTGGGAGAATCGCGATAGCATGATTGGTAAGCTTGTGAAGTATAAGTTCCAAGAGTCTGGTGCTAAGGATCTTCCTCGATTCCCGGTATTCTTGGGTATTCGCCATCCCGATGACATGTAAAACGGATTTGTTTACTACATTTACTACCTGACTCAACAACATGACAACTCAAGTTCAAACTGTAGAGATTAGAATGCCGCAAACCACAAACGTGTTTCTATCAATTGAGAAGTATCCGGTATGCCCATCTAGACTTCCTAACGATTTCAATACAATCTGTATTCAGGCTCCGAATGGAGACTTGTACTCTTGGGATGGAAATGGTGACGCATCCATTCTATCAAAGGATGGAACACTTAGAATCTACAGGAGAAAGCCGACAGTAGCAGATGCTTTTAACAACATTTCTGGATACGAGGGCAGATACACTCGATTCTATAATGATGGTTCTGTTGAGCACAGGTTTAACAACTATTGCTACTGGTGGGGCCCTACATACGCAGGACAGCCTCAGCCAGGTGTAATAATTCGTTCATGCCAGATCTGTAATGGAAGACAGTGCTCACGATGGCATAATCTTACGTTAGGTTCTAATATTAAAGAGGAGACAGGGTATGACGTGTCATCTAAGCCATACTTCTAATCAAAAAAAATAAAGAGACGAAAGTCCAATTTTTACTTTCAGGAAAAATGGATAAAACAATCTATACTCTTTGAACAACAAGATGGATCCTCTGTTTGAAAGACGTCAATTATCCAAGAAGGTTCACATTCACTCAAAGTTTCTTCAAAAGAATATGCAGGCATCAATCCTTGCTCAACTAAAGATGAACTTTGAGGGGAAGTGTTCTGCTGAAGGATTTATTCAACGAAACAGTATCACAATTGTTAACTATACACTCGGAAGACTAAACTACATTAAGGGAGGCGCAGACTATGATGTACAGTTTCAAGCAGACGTATGTATGCCTCACTCTGGTCAAAAGTTTAAGGCTCCTGTAACTGTTAGAAGCAGAGTCGGTATTCACTGTGAAACTCCCCCTATCAAGGTTCTCATACCTCGCGATCTTCACATTGGAAATGCTGATTTTGAGAATGTCAAGATTGGCGATGATATTGAATTTGAGGTAGTAGGCTCACGATTCAAGCAACAGGATCGTGATATTATTGTTGTGGCTAGGCTTCTAAGCAAGATAGCTGCTCCTGTTGAGACTCCTCTTCTTGGTGAACCAGCGGTGAATCCACTAGACGCACTTATGGCTACAGTTGTTCCCACCGATAGTGAGACCAAACAAGTTGTTACGACAACAGCTGAACCTGAGAAACCAAAGAAGAGAAAGCTTAGACAGAGCGCGGGTAATCTAGAAAATGAGCAAGTTTTCTCATTCAAAGCTGGAGAGTCTTAAGGACAAGATTGATAAACTAGAGGTTAATGAGCACAAACAGATTTACAATATCATGAAAAAGAATGGACCACCTGTTACAAAGACCCAGAACGGTGTGCTCATTTCGAGTGAGACGTTAGATAACGATACTCTCGCAGAAGTGGAACGCTATGTTCTTTTTTGTTTGGATCAGCGAAAGCGTATGGAAGAAGACATGAAAACTAGAAAAACATACGAACGAATGGTGTAAAATGGACTGGTTTTAATCCAAGTAAAAATATAACAGTATGGATAGTATCGTCACTACGCAAGTTTTAGACGAAGTTATATCCTTCGTTGATATCGCCAAGAAAGATCCAAAAGCAGAGCTAGAATGTAAGCTGCTTTCGGGTAAAATTCAAACAAAGGATGTGGCGGATCGCGTCCTCAAATCAATTCAAACACTCGCTGTAGGTCTTCAAACCGAAGAGCACAGACTATCTATCGCATATGGTGATGGTAGTCGTGTTATCATTAAAGACGCCACAAACATTCACAAGTTATGTGTGAACAACTCATTCAAAGAAATTCCGCTTGAAGTTGAGAGAAAGCAGAAATACTTCGAGGGTAATCTTGGAAAGCGTGACATGGTAGACGCACCAGAAGCATCTGCTAGATTTACACTACGATCTGAACAGGTACTTCGTAAGGACTGGGAGGGTAATCCGAGTGATCCCAAAGGCCACATTAGAATGATTCACCGCAAGTCATTTCACACTGCCGCTAATCTGTTCCGTATTGATTTCTCAATGGTCAAGTCACGCCCGATGAATTCCAAGCAGAGTATTCGTGATATGTTGAAGCAGCCTCATTCGTATGAGCTAGAGATTGAGTTCGAGAACAAGGATTCTACTATCGATAATAAGCTCATCGTAGAGGACTTACTTAAAATCATGACCGTGATTTCACAGGCATATTACCAGACACCATTCTTGCTACCTGTTTCCGACATCCATCGTTACCAGCAAGAGTTCAAAATGACACCAAATGTATTTCTAAATCCTGTTACTATGTCTCGTCGTCACCTAAACCATCACAATGTTCACAACATTCTCAAAGATTACACTGTTACGAACAAAGCTGATGGATGTCGCGCGGGATTATACGTGACACGTGACCGCAAACTCATCATGGTATCTCCATCTTTACAGATAACATGGACAGGAATTACTGCTTTGGACGATGCTAACTCTGGAGACTTCATTGATGGAGAATACATCGCAGACAAGCGTCTGTTCTGTATCTTTGATGTATATCGATTTCGCAATCGCGATACTCGTGGTCTTCCTCTCATGAAAAGCGATGACGACACCATGAAAAACCCGTTGAACTCTCGTCTTGGGTGCGCACGTGTGTTTGTGGAAGACCTTAGATCAAAGTTTCAGATGACACCTTCTCTAACACAGCTTCGTATTGAAACAAAGCTCTTTCTAGCAGGAGATGGGATTGCGATGGAAGAGTGTATTCAGTCACTTCTGGATACTAAATTTGAATATGAAACCGACGGGCTTATATTTACTCCTCGAAATACATCTGTAGCATGTGGAGATGATCGTAAGGGTAAGACTTGTCTGCGAGTCTACAAATGGAAGCCACCACATATGAATACGATTGACTTTCTTATCAAGATTTCACCAGACGAGACATTTGACCCAGTTGATAACGTGAAAGCAAAGAAGGCTGAACTGTATGTTTCTCGTACTCCTGGTGAAGATATTGTGTATCCTCGCGAGACTATGACTGGCGAATATGTTCCTCGTAAGCTACCCGACGATCTTCAGAAAGTAGCTGAAACAAACACACGTGTCCCGTCAGTGTTTCAACCAACTGTTCCACGTGATCCGGATGCGTATCAGTTACTCATTCCATTGAACGAGAAGAATCTAACCATAGATTCCGCCGGAAATCGTGTTGAAGATAATACGATTGTAGAATGCTCTTATGATACGGAAACTCATCGCTGGACGATTCTGCGTACTCGCTACGATAAGACATATCAGTACCGTGTTCTTCATGAACCACAGTACGGCAATGACATCGCCACTGCGAACTCTGTATGGACATCAATGCACATTCCTGTAACGGAGGATATGATTCGCAAGTTCGCAACTGTTCCTCCAGACGATACCTACGAAGATGACATGTACTACCGCGATGATCTAAAAAGAGGATGTCGCATATTCAATGATGTGTATGATTTTCACAATCGTATCAAAGACGACATCTACAAGCAGAACATAACAAAGGACGACACTCTACTGGAGCTCGCAGTGGGGCGGGGTGGTGACCTAAACAAATGGAAACGTGTTCATCCTTCTAAAGTGGTAGGTATTGATATTTCTCTCTCAAACATTACATCTCCTACTCAGGGATCCGCAGTACGCTACATTATGGACAAACGCAAGCACCCTCATGACTACCTACCACCTTGTCTGTTTGTTCAAGGAGATATGAGTGTATATCCGCTGTTCGAACAAGAAGACAAATACATGCCAATTCTAACTGGTAAAGAAACCGCGCCTACAGAATATCTTTCTAAATTTGAAAATCTTACATCATTTGACGCAATCTCTTGCCAATTCGCACTTCACTACGCATGCGAAACCGAGGAGACATTCAGAGCATTCGCAAAGAACATTCAAAAGTACGGAAAAGACGTATTCTTTGGAACATGCTCTGACGGACAGTCAATCTATTCTCTACTCGCGGGTCGCAAGACATATATGTTTGGAAGCAAAAAACAGGTATGCGGTGATTACACGAAAGAGTATGACGATCGTGAGACATGGACGGAAGAGTTTGGTATGCCAGTTAAGGTGTTTCTAGAGAGCTTTGATAAGCCCGCTATTGAATATCTAGTTCCGTTTGAAAAGGTTACCTCTATTATGGAAGAACATGGGTGGACTCTTGTAGATACTAAACTATTCTCAGAATTATACGCATCTCAAACTGGCATTACACTAACACAGGAACAACAGGCATTCTCGTTTCTAAATCGCACATTCTTGTTTAAACGTAGCTCGAAGAAGGAAAGTAAAGATGTCGAGACAACGCAGAGTGAGACCGAGTCGCCGAGCAGCCCTAAGGAAGGTGACGAGAAGTCAGCGCCTGAATCAGACGATCGGAAGTCTGAGAGTGAATCTGCCAAACCTGTCAAGAGGAAACTACGCAAGTCTACGGAGGACGCTGGACCGCCTCCAGTCTTGTTTCACGGGGCTGACGAGAGTAAGGGAGAATACCGCAATTTCAGCAATATGTCCGAACATCGGATTGCAGTGGACGGTACACAATTTCCAACAGTAGAGCACTACTTCCAAGCAATGAAGGCCAAGGAGTTCAAGGATGATGAAATCTACGAAAAGATTGTCAAAGCAAAAACCTCCAAGGCAGCTAAAGCTCTTGGTAAGAAAGTGAAGGGATTTGAAAAGGAGGTCTGGGATTCCAAAAAAGATGATATTATGCGACTAGGCATTCGTACTAAATTTATCCAACATCCTGAACTCAGAAAACAGTTACAGGAAACGGGAGAACGTATGATTGGTGAGGCAGATGCTCGCAATACATATTGGGGTATTGGAACATCCCAAACATCTGAAAAATCAAAACATCCGGAAAAGTGGCGCGGACAGAACAAAATTGGCAAGATTCTAATGGAATTACGTCAAGAGTTTAAATCGGAATCGGTGTAGCGGTAAAAAATACTCTACCATTCGCTCCATTTGATCCTGGCAAACCAGGTGAACCGGGACTAGTACTTCCGTTTCCACCAGAACCACTACTACCTGGTCCAGTTCCTCCAGGTTGACCTATTGGAGAGCCTGGTCCTGGAAATCCACCAATTCCACCAATAGATGGTGGGGATATAAAGGATGTTTCACCATATGCCACAGAACTTGATGTACCATCCCATCCATTACCACCAGACGTACCAGGCGCCCCACCTGTGCCACCTAGACCACCTATACCAACTTTAGTTATAATTGATATTCCGCCTGGAACAGTAAAAGAGACTGGTATTGAAAATATTATATTAAATGTTCTTCCTCCGGCTCCTGTAAAAAAATTAGGTCCGATACTTATGCCTCCACCACCGCCACCACCGCCACCACCACCCGTGATCATAGTCCCACTTATTTGCCATGCGTATCCGTCTGGCAATAAAGGTAGCTCATCGGTATAAGCTCCAGGAAGTACATAATTTACAAGAATAGGATCTGGAAGAGGCGGAGGAGGCGGAGGAGGCGGAGGAGGTCTACAATCACAACTTAAATTTACCGTTTGTTTTCTTGTGTGATCATACGTTAAATTTGTGGGTGCCCTTTTTCCTGCGCCACTAACTTGTCTAACTTGTAGACTCCTTAGCGTCACTGGCATTTTCGAACTGTTTATAATACTCGGAATAACTTAATGGTTTCTCTGGAGCGGGTGTATTTCCGATTACAGGAGCAACATAACGATCAAATAATTTTTGACCAATAATTTTCGAGGCATCATCTTCACTTAATTCGCCTTTGTCGATCTTATGGCGAAGCTTGAGCATCTCAAAAAATGTCTCGTCTAGCTTTCCATCAATATGTTTCTCAAAAATGGTAGGAAAAAGCTCATATAACATCTTGTTCTCTTCCATAACTGTCTCATAAAACTTATGAGGGTCAGAATTTTTTAGCTTACGGTGGCGTCTGATACTAGTATCCATATTACGTACCAGAGCCTGAATTTGAATTGACGAAAGTGATGACATTTCTATTATTTCTGCTCAATACATTAAGATGACAACTCTAGCGAGTGGACAAATTTTACCTGGTGAATTAAAGTTTGATCCACCTCCACACCAAAACATACAGGGAAGTGCACTTGAAGCTGCCTCAAAAACAACATTGGATGCCAACGCAAAACTTGCTGCTACAGCTAGAGCTATGGGGGCAGGACAAAAAGGCTCTGGTCGTAGAAAGCTGAGACGTGGGGGAGCAGATAATCTAAATGCGCGTCCACCTATGCTTCCGGAAGCGGGAACAATAAAAGGAGTATCGGCAATGAGTGTTCATTTACAGAATATAAACAACCAACGACAGATTAGCACCGACGCTGTTGGCGATAAATTAATGAACGCTCAACCATATGACCCTACTCCTACGAACGGAGGGCGTAGAACAAAACGTAATCGTAAAGCAAAGAATGGACGCCGTAATAACAGGACTCATCGGCGGGGGCACCGCAAGTCTTCTTCTCGTGGTGGGAGGAGCAGTCGCTCTGTTCACCGACACGTGGCAAAGAGTAAGTGATCCTCGAGTCATGTTCGCATGGATGTGTTTACTTAGTGCGCTACAAGTCGGTCAGCTGTATCTAACGTACGTTCTGGTTTCGACTTTTGCGGAAGTACCGTCTCAAACAGAGAAAGCAACCGTAAAATAAGTTCAGAGCATTCGGTTGGACTCACAACACCGGTTAGAATAATCTTTCCAGTTCTAAATACCTTAGCAGTCCACTTGTCGTTTCCAATGCAAATCTTGACACCAGGATATACATCGGGATCGTAATGCGAAGAAACATCTTCGAATTTTGCCGTTTTGATATTGTTATGTAACACTTCACGAGCAACTGTATTGTTGGATGACAACTTAGTTGTATAATTCATGAGAACCACTCGCCGATTAATAATTTCATGAGTTTCAGGAACATTCTTAATAGCATCCTTACAATTATTCCAAAGTACATCCATAAGAATACGCATACAAGAGCTATCATATCGGTCATCAAGAATTCCTGTCATATGAAATACTCCGTTCTGAAAGATTTTGATCGTAATCTCTTTGGTCTTAACTGTACCATCTCCGTCGTTCATCATAACAATTGTTAGAGAATTATGACAAAACCCAGTTGAATTTGAAGATGGTTCTTTCTTAGAGCGACGCTTAATAAGATCGCGCTTACTCTGACCACGCTTTACAACACCTCGCTTTTCTACTTTAATAATTGACTCGGTTAGTGGAATTACATTTGCGAGAATAGTTGTATCAAAGTTCAAGTTGGTCTTGTACAGGACTACCATTGTTGAGAGAGTTGGTGTTTCCATTCTTATTTACAGGAGTCTCTGTGTAAAAAGTATCGATTTCGTTTTTCCACGAAAAAGGTATACTTTCTACAAAATTTGTTACAAAGGCAACTGGAAACTTACGAAAGAGCTTTCTAATGCGTGTCTGATGTGTCAACTCTAACATCCATCCGGGCTCTAAGTACCCAAGAAAAATACAACAGTTTGAATGGTGCTTTACAATTGCGTCGACTTCATCAATTAGGCGTACCGATTGAATTCTAGACAGATCTAAAAATTGTATTCCATCATGAGTCTTGCGAAATAGTTCACGAAACTCCTGATATTTTTGTATATTTGATGATACGAATAGCATTATATAGTAATACTACTTAGCATTAAGACGGCTTGACATTTGCTAAATTGGGTCTATTAATCTTTAAGTGAGCAATCTCCTGACCCTGACCACCCGGAGCTGTTGGTACTTCGCTCGTTCTACCCGCAAATCCATGCTTATTCTCAACATATTTAGAACGAGGTCCAATGTGTCCTCCGACCTTGTTGTCTGATACGTTAGGGCCTTGAGGCTTAGGAGGAGATGCCATAAAGAACGGCTTGCCAACTGCGCGCCTCTGATTATCAACATCAACTCTGATTCCTGGACTATGTGTGTGATTCGCATCTTCAATCTTGTGATCACAACATCCTTCAGTAGCAACCATGCGAGGATGGGCTGCGCTTAAACGAATTGTATTATCAGAAAACTGTACATCACTAATAGGATCACCACGTTCACTAGGACAAGAGACTCTGGCATTAGTTACACTGCTCGCAGTAGGATAGGTCCAGTTTCCAGGAGTAGGCCGACGTAGATTGGGATTGACACACAGTAGTTGCTTCTTACCTCCTGTACGATAAGGAGCATCGGTATCAATGCCAATACTACCCCTATGAGCCGTGTATGCACTTGCGTCTGGAACACGTCCGCTAGCTTTTCTAGCTGACACAGATGCGTTATTGTAAACCGGTCTATCTGTCTGTTTTGTTAGAGTTCCAACGCCAGTACCATCGTCACGAAAAACTCGTGATGCTATCATTCTAGCCTTTGTTGTAGCCATGGAGGCATCAGTTGAATTGCGTACATTAACAACAGTCTGCTGACTAGCCAATCTTGTACGTAAATATTCCGTATAGGACATTTGTGTTTCTCGTGGATTTTATTACAGCAGATCCACATGCGTTAGAAAGTGACGACGGCAACACGGGCGTTTAACATTTAGCTCATCGAGGGCTTTACCTTCGGCTGTCTTTGTTGTGATAGCAGAAAGATACTCCATTTCAGTCTTACCATTCTCCTTGCGATGTTCCTTTACCTTCGCAAGGTAAGCGAGATATTTGCCAGCGATAACGCTGTTACAGCTAATACATCTAATTGGAAAGATCATTCTATTTACTATGTTTAGTATTCTTTCTTTGTAGATTCGTTTTCTGTGAAGAAGAGATAAGAATGACACCTGACGAATCTTATGCCACTTTATTGCTGGCAGCTCTCATAGTAGTTGTAACGCAAAAACAGTTCTCCAGCGTCATACTGGAACTTATGTTAAAACTTACTCGTCCGGGTGCGACGGTGTTACTGCTAGCACTTCTACTGCTTGTCTATCGTAACGGATTACACTATACATTTCTAGTTCTTGCGCTCATCAGCGTATTTCTTCTGAAAGATATGTGGACATACTGGGTGAAGTCTGATGCTAGACGACTATATCTAGAAGTCGGTCGCGATAATGATCGATTTGATCACTCGACCAGCATAGATCTTCTTATGGCAGATGGGACTGTAAAACATGCCCCACCTTCGATGTATTCTCCCGGATGGTCTCCTACGCTCCTCGTATTTCCTCCTTCCGCTCAAACTCAACTTGAGATGAACGGTTAATTACCACATAACAGATAACTCTTGCGTACTCCAATATTCAGATGTTCCATCTGGCAGACGACGATGAATAATGAAAGGTAACTTTCGTTGAAATACCTCCTTCTCTGCCACATTCCATACAAACCTAGGATCTGACGTAAGTAATCCATCTAGAGACACCAGAGGTTTTGCTCCCTCAGCCAGTTGTTGTGCGCGTGTTCCAATAAGAGTTACTTGTTCGTACTTTGAATAGTATGGTAGCGTTGTCTTTGCTACCTTGAGCGCTTCTTGTACAGACTCACGTGTTACGGATTGTACTTCAGGATGAAGAATCTTTGAGTCGAATCTTACTTTGTCCATTTACTTGTCACTAAGAACACAATCTTTAAAGATGTTCCGTTTTATATACAAATGGACAAGCAACGATATTTTCAGCTTATTATAGTTGGTGCTGTAGTATTGGGACTAGTTGTAGGTTATTTATTTGCTCAAATGCGACCCCAGCATGATAGAACAAAGGGTAAAGCATCTGTACTTGTTCTCGCATGTATTGACCCTCGCTATACAAATGACCTAGCATGGTATCTAACACACAATAAGGAGCTTCACGCAGATTATGACTTATTTTGTTTAGCTGGCGCATCTCTAGGTGTTACGCAACACACTCATGCTGGATGGAAAGATACATTCTTTGACCATGTTCAACTCGCATTAGATCTTCATGGAATAGAAGAAATTTGGTGTTTTGATCATTTAGACTGCGGTATGTATAAAGCTACACTTGGTCTTGATACCGACGAAGATCCTAAAGTACATTCGCATCATATGGACGAACTCGCATCACTGATTAAATCTAAACACCCCCAACTAAGATTTAAGAAGTTTATGATTGAAATTGATGGAGCGATAAATCCTATGTAATAAGTTTAGACGCTAATCATCTTTATTTCATAATGTCAGTTCAGCTTATGGATGTGTTTGGCAATGATTTGACTGTTGTAAACGCAGCTCGTGTGTCATTCGCAAAGGAATCTACTAACATGACTGTAGGTGACGAAAAACTCGTCAAGTATCTCGCAAATCATAACCACGTAACTCCATTTTTTCACCCTCAAGCCAGATTTCGCCTAAGCATGCCGATCTTTGTTGCCCGTGAATGGTTTCGTCATCAAATTGGATTCGCACGTAATGAGGTAAGCCGTCGATATGTAGATACCGATCCCGAGTTTTGGATGCCCAAGGAACTTCGTGAGCGTGATTCAAATAAGAAGCAGGGTTCTAAGGAAAGTAAGATTCAATATAATGGGCACTGTCTAGCAAAAATGAGAATACACAATGATGCGAGTCTAGCTCTTTATAAGGATCTAATGGGTTATGGTGTATGTCCTGAGCAAGCACGAGCTGTACTTCCTCAATCTATGATGACTGAGTTTATTGAAACAGGTTCTCTCGCAGCGTATGCTCGTCTTTATAAACTACGTAGTGATCCTACTGCCCAACGTGAGATTCAGGATCTAGCCAGACAAGTTGGTGAGATTTTGGCAGAAAAGTTTCCTATTTCCTGGGCTGCCTTAACGTCTTCCTGCGACCACCCTTCCGCGGCTGAGTAATTAAATGTGGCTTACCGTTTTTCATTGAAAAATGCTTTAATGTTCTACCCTGCGGCCACAGAATACTTTTTGTACAGATAGCGATTGCGATACCTTCCTTATCTGAACTAGAAAAACTCGCAGATCTACCAGTAGAAGCCGTTCTACCAGTAGATGCGGATCTACCGCCACGTTTTAACGAAGCAGCTCGAAAGTTCTTTGTAATTTTTTTAACACAACTAGCAAAACGTTCTGCTTGTGTTGACATTTATCAATATAGAAGAAAGAAACACTAATAATGTAAAACATGCTACTCAGATTGATAATGTTATTGGGGTTCTGTAAAACAGGCATTGGAGATGGAGGAAATATAATGCCAACAAGAAGTCCAACATCTTCAAAAACATCAACTAGAAGTGTAAGACCCACACGAACTTCATTTGAAAGCCAATATTTTACGCAGACTAATGTGCTATCACTTACATCGATTAATACAAAAACTTCAACTAAATCAGCAACCATATCAAAAACATCATCATCTTCTCCCTTAAGCACTCTTACTTCAAGACATACATCAACTATGTCATCTTCTTCTATTTTGACTAAAACATCAACTAGCTCGAAAACATCAACTGGGTCAACATCGTCATCTAAAACTTCATCTGGTTCACCATGCTCTACTTCTTCTCAAAAAGGCTCGAAAACATCTTCAGCATCAGCATCTTTAACCAAATCGGGAGCTTCCTCAAAGACATCTACAGCATCTGGAACAATTTCGAAAACACCAAGACTAACAAGTACATTTGTTAATACGAAAACCAGCACATCGTCAGTAACCGCGTCAAAAACATCCACTGGAACTTCATCTAACTCAAGAAGCCCAATGTTATCAAAAACTCAAACATCATCGCCTACGTTAAGTAGAACATCGATTTCCACAAAAAGCAGTACATTGACTCCATTGATTACACGAACTATTCTCAGAACTACTTTGTCTGTAACATCAAGTCAACACCCAAGTAAAACAGCTGCCTCATCTAGAACACATACTACAACATCAACGCAAACAAAAACTTCAACAGGAAGTTCATGTTCGAGTTCATCTCGAATTCATACTATTAGTGTAAGTGCGTCATCAATAAATAGCAGAAGTACAACATCTTCTCCAAATAATACAATTACATCTAGCGGATCACGAACATCGTTTATAACACGTACGCTTACTGGTACAGCTACACCTAAGTCAGCCCCATCAGTAGTAAGTACAATCACAGGAACTTCCACAGAGTCCACCATTATAACTAGTTCTGCGAGTGGAACAGTATCTAGTAGAGTATCCAGAAGTTTAAGCGGGTCACCATCATTCTCTATTTCTAGTTTGAGTTCAAAGACATCAACAAGCAGTAACACTGGTACAAGAACAACTACAAATTCAAGATCACCAACGTCTTCTTCAACAATTAGTGCATCTGTATCAACATCAAAGACAACTACGAGTTCAACAACATCGTCATTTTCATCAATTTTTACAAAAACTATTGTCGCAACGATAACATTCTCACCTAACCCGACAAGTACAGCTACGCTGACGTTGTTTAGAACATGGAGTCAGACTATTAGTGTGTTTGTAACTACAACTAATTCAGCGGTACAAACAGCTTCATATTTTACCACTTCTGCGTCAGGATCTTTACTGCCTAGTGTATCATCTATGCCTTCATACTCAGGTTCTCCATCTACAAGTATGAGTGAATCTGGTTCTATATCTACAACTATATCAGCTTCAGCCAGCGTGTCCGGTGTGGAAACGGCTGTATTTTCCAGTTCGGCGGCCGTATCTCAGTCTTCCGCATACTCTGATATGGAAACTTTAACCCAGTCTCCCTTTGCTTCAAGCACTCTATCAGTAAGTTTTTCTTATACTCCTCAAATGTCCTTTTCTGTTTCTCCATTCGTAAGTGACTCTCGATCGCAAACCGGTTCATCTTGTATTAGTAAATCTAATTCGTTTAGTTCATTACATTCACCAACTGTAACTTCTAGCCTTTCTTCATCTACTCGCAATACACCAACTCCTGGTATTTCATTATCTATTACAACTTCATCTACTCAGCAACCAACGTATTCAATGAGTTCCCTTATGTCAACTACAGGTGTCACAACAGATACCGCTTCAGCTACTCCTTCTACTACATCATCAGTAACACCTTCTGTAACCAGTTCAGGTACTAGTTCAGGTACTCCTTCTGTAACTAGTTCGGTAACACCATCGGTAACTAGTTCAGGTACTCCATCAGGTACTCCATCAGTAACACCATCAGTAACACCATCAGTAACTAGTTCAGTAACACCTTCAGTAACCAGTTCAGGTACTTCATCAGTAACGCCATCACTAACTAGTTCAGGTACTCCTTCAGTAACACCATCGGTAACTAGTTCAGTAACCAATTCACTAACACCATCTAGAACAAGAAGTTCAAGCGTTACACCTTCACTAACATCGTCTAGAACAAGAAGTTCAAGCGTTACATCTTCAGCCACACCTTCACTAACACCATCTAGAACAAGAAGTTCAAGCGTTACACCTTCACTAACATCATCTAGATCAAGAACTCCAAGTGTATCGCCGACCAGAACATCTTCGGTGACACAATCTAGAACAAGAAGCCCTAGTGTATCACCGACCAGAACTTCTTCAGTCACACAGTCTGGAACAGCATCAAATACTCCAACTATTACACTAGGTGGTTCAGCTACATCAACAATGACACAAACATCTTCCGTTACGACTTCTAGAACGAGAACTTCAACCGTATCACCAACTAGAACATCTTCAGGAACACCTTCTGTTACGCTTTCTGGATCCGGAACTTCAAGTAGAACAGGTTCCATTACATCCTCTAGATCAATAACTCCAAGTGTATCGCCTTCTAGAACAAGAACACCTTCAATCACACAGTCTGGAACAAATACACCATCTTTTACGTCTTCAAGAACTAAAACACAGTCACCAACCAGAAGTAGAACTAGATCTTAATGTACACAAGAAGCTTGCTTCCATGTTGTATCGCAATGTACACACTGATACATCCAAATTAGATTCTTCTCGTTAATCTTTACAGCTACTACGTCTGACTTTACAGACTTAGCCCGTGATTGGCATTCACCGTTAGGACATTGAATATTTGATAAATGATTCAACGTAGGATCATTTTTCAGATAGGGGTTCAACACGAGACGAGCAGTCTTATCTTCACGCAGAATATGCTCGTATACTAGAGGATTCTCTGCGCTTACTGCCTCCTTGTATGAACACTTACGGCAAGATAGAACGGCTACTTTTTTACCGTCGATAGTATCTTCATCGATACCAAATAGCATATTGCGACAAGATGGGCAGAATTTCATTGTATTGTTACAATTGTTTTGTTTATGTGGTTATGGATTCGTTTTAAATGTTTGGGTTTCAAGAAAATTGTTCATATATTCTGTGAACTTAGTTATCCCAAACTCGGTATAATGACCTAAATCTTCAGTAATTACTTGTTCTTGACTATATTCTTTAAGAACCTCGGTTGGGTTTATCATTGTAATGTTATGCTTTTCACAAATATCAGCTAAAGAGGTAATAAGATTATTTCTTGATTCTATATATTTTTCATTTATTTTAGAGTTATAATGTGTCACAAGTATTACCTTCTTTTTTCCAAGTAGTTCTATAATTTCTAATATATCATTTTCGATCTCAGTATATGTTTGTTTAACACACTTAAAGTTATCTAATATCTCCTGCGGAGTATTCAAATTATAGTCAGCAAATCGTTTATCTACGCATAGATGATGTAGATAGAAATCGTCATAAATATATTTTTTATCAGAACAAATTTCAATCACGCAAACTGTTGAATTGTTAAATAATTCATTGAATTCAGAGTCATATGTAATCGGCACGTTATTAACTATACCGGTTCTAAAGCATAGATTATCAAATGGCGAAGGAAATTGTCTTTCTCCGCGCAAGAATCTAATTTGCTGTAGTACTTCTTTGGTTGAATGTGTATAATTGATACGATTATTTAAGTTATTATTGTTTTTGATACGGTCTATTCTACAAGTCCCGAATAACGTTACGGACATCATTTATATTTAACTATTAATGATACATCTAAAACAAACTCGTTCAAAACGGAAGCATAATCGCACACTTCAATGCATATTATCAAATGAACGCAATTAGTCTATTCGCAGGCGCAGGTGGTGATACAACTGGTCTTCAAAACGCAGGCCTTTCTGTTGTTGCCTTTTCTGAAAATAACAAGGATGCGATCCAGACTCACCTCAAGATGTTTCCAGAAAGTAGTTGGTTGGGTAAAGATGTGAAAGGCGATATTAATAAGATTACAGACTCTGAGTTTGAGGCATATACAGGAAATATTAAGGTTATCTTCGCAGGATTTCCGTGCCAGGGGTTTTCCAACGCAGGAAAAAAGGATGTAAATGATCCCCGTAATAAGATGTTCTATCAGTTTCTGAGAGCTGTTCGCATTGTTCAACCCGAATGGCTTATTGGTGAGAATGTCGCTGGTCTCCTGACTAAGAAAACAGATGATGGTAAGAGTTCTGTAATTGATGTGATTAAGCAAGAGTTTCAGGATATTGGATATGAACTCGTATTCAAAGTATATGATACTTCAAGTGTTGGAGTTCCGCAATCCAGAAAGCGACTTATTATTGTAGGAAATCGCATGGGTATTCCATATGAACTTCCAACGTTTAGTCTTCCAAAGCAAGGAGTATCTGCGATTACCGAAGAGAGTCTAGAAGGTGCGATTGAATGTACTCTATCTCCTCCACCAGAGTGTGTTGTAACTCTAACTAAAAAGTTGGAAGTTACAGGAACTCCACACCCATACCTTCTAACTAAGATCGCAGACGGACGTATCTCATTTGGAAAAAGAGATTCTCCTACTCACGCAGAAGTATTAGACCTTCGAAAGCCGTGTAAGACTATTATTTGTGCGTATAGTTTTCAACCGAGACTATATGTTTGTGTAAGGAATACAGATGGAAAACTATATATTCGTTGTCTAACGAAAAAAGAGTTGGCTCAGATTCAAGGATTTCCTGCGAATCACGAATTTTGTGGCAATACAGCTTCAGTTGTAAAGCAGATTGGAAACGCAGTTCCGGCAAAACTTATTGAGATGGTAATGCGATCCATGCTAGCCGCCGCTCAATAGACTCGAACTTCTCTTTACAAAACTCATCTGTAAACTGATCGCACGAATACTGATTCGCGAATCGCATATACTTTCGAAGAAATCCACTATTTTTGTTTTCAGAATTCCACTTCTTCTTGAACTCTACAATCTCAGCCATGTCTAACTTATCTTGCTCAGTAGGCGTTTCATCTCCATACCCAATATAGATTCTATTCTGCTTCTTCTGTGTGTAGCTAACCACATAAATCACATCATTCTCAAACCACCCATCGTTCCAGTAGAATGTCTTTGTATTTGTGTGTTTTAGATCGAACTGAACCGAACGAGATACACCATCTACAACTTCAATTAGAACAAAATCAATACTTTTTTGAGTTCCATTTGGCTGATACTTGATAAACGCACCATTCTCTGTTGGAGTTTCAAACTTGAATCCATGTTTCTGAGCCTCTACTGCGAAACATGCTTCCTGATGTGTTGGCATATTGCCCGTACCCTGACCCTTCTTATCTGTCAAGGCATGTAGAAACTTGATTGTTTCGGGGTACTCTTGCTCGAGAAGATCCGGATACATCCGAAGCTTCTGAAGAAAATTTGTGATCATTGTTGTCATATGTTTGTTGGTTCACACAACTATCGTGCGAATAAATCCATTTTATACCGTGCGTTCAAAACGGAACATTAGCCAACTATTTATCTTTACTCTCAACACGAATGTCTCAAAATACAACTCTACACCAGTTCCTAGAGAATCACAAGGCGGACGGGTTGTGGACTCATACGTCGCTCAAGGGTGGTAAGTATTTCATTCCCGATGAGCATAAGGGTCAGTTTTATGACCTATATGTTGAGGAGATCATCAATCAAGAGAAGCAATATCTAACTGAGAAGTCGTCCGATATCGGTCCTCTGCGAGTAGATTTTGACTTCATTTACGGTAACGATGTTCAAAAGCATCTTCACACACGTGACCAAGTTATTCGCTTCTGCGAAGCGTATATGGGAGAAGTCGCACAATATCTTCAGATTCCGGTAACGACTGACCTATATATCATGGAGAAGCGTAAGCCGACTCTGTGTACCAAGAAGAATCGTATGAAGTCTGGTATTCATATTGTAGTGCCTCAAGTTTGTACACACAAGTTCGTAGAGCAGCGTGTGCGACGTAACCTACTCAAGAATATGGGTCAATACTTCGAGAGTCTTCCTCTAACGGAAACTTGGGAGAAGATCTACGACGAGGGTGTAGTAAATCGCTCTGTACCCTGGACTCTTTATGGGTCTCGCAAGAATGACCCAAACTCTCTACCCTACATGACCGCTTACATTCTACAGTATGATTCGCAGAAGAAGGAGGTGAAAGTCATTGAGACTGTACCGCCGATTTCTGCTCCTATCATGCGAACGCTGTCTTTGGTTCGCGATGACTCGGACGAGACGCCTATGACCGAAGAAGGTAAGACCATCTACGCAAATCTAAATAAGCCCGATGGCGATGTGCGGATTTCAGGAGGTTCAGCTGTGCTTCCTAAACGTGGACGTCCTACTGCGCGTGGTGAGAAATCAGGTTCTCGCGCATCTTCTCCTGCAGGACGTATTATTCTTCAGCCTCTAGAGCCAGATCGGAAGGATTACATCAAACAACATACGATGAATCTAAAGGATGAACGGTTCACAGATTACAGTCAGTGGGTACAGGTAGGAATCTGTCTCCACAATATTCATCCTGATCTTCTAGACGTGTTTCTAGATTTCAGTTCACAGGATGACGCAAAATACAACGAGGCAGAATGTATCAACAAGTGGAACTCTCTGACGTTTCGTAATGACGGAGATCGTTTGGGAGAAGGGACGCTTCGTTATTGGTCTCGCGACGATGATCGCGAAGAGTATGATCGTATTGAATCGACTAATATTGATCGCCTAATTGTAGCTGCTTGTTCTGGAACAGAGCACGATGTGGCCGCAGTTATCCATGCGAAGTTTCGAGACCACTATGTCTGCTGTGACTTTGGTAAAAATGCGTGGTATCGTTGGGCTGGACACATCTGGAAGGAGACTGATCGTGGCGTAGATCTTCAACTAAAGCTATCTCGTGAGATTGCAAGTGTATTCCTAAAGAAAGTGAATGCTATTGGAAGCGATATGGTGAACTTGGGACTAACATCGTGTAGTGCAGAAGGTAAGGGTGATTGTGGATTCTGCGAATACTGTATTGAAGAGAAGAAACGATCTGGACTGAATGCAATCTATACAAAGCTCAAAACTGTAAAATTTAAGGAAAATCTAATGAAGGATTGTCGGGAGTTCTTCTTTGACGAAGAGTTTGTTAAGAAACTAGATGCAAACAAGGATCTTATCGCATTCAACAATGGCGTGTTAGAGCTTCTAGATGACTTTAAGTTTCGCGATGGAAAGCCTGAGGATTACCTATCGTTCAGTACTGGAATTGATTATGATCCTGCTCGTAACTACTACGACTATGATGCGTGGAACAAGGTAGACGCGTTTATCAAGCAGGTTCTTCCTGATGTAGAAGTTCGCGACTATTTTATGAAGCATCTCGCTACGAATCTAGTTGGCGGTAACACAGCCCAAAAGTTTCACATTATGACTGGTTCTGGTTCTAACGGCAAGTCGATGATTATGAATCTGACTTCCACTGCTCTTGGAGATTATGCGTGTACTGTTCCTATCTCACTATTCACTCAGAAGCGTAAGGGTTCTGGTAACGCAGCTCCCGAAGTTATTCGACTGAAGGGACGTAGATTTGTAACAATGCAAGAGCCTGATGAGTCTATCGCATTGAATACAGGTCTCATGAAGGAGATTACTTCAGGCGAAAAGATGTATGCCCGTGATCTCTTCAAATCGGGTACTGAGTTTGAGGTACAAGCTAAGTTTCATCTTGCGTGTAACGATAAGCCTAAGATTAATACGACTGATGGTGGTACTTGGCGTCGTCTAGTTGTTATCAACTTTACGTCAAAGTTTGTACCCAAGCCTGTGGAGTCATATGAGTATCCAATGGACGAAACCATTCAGTTTCTTGTTCAGTCTAAGGAGTGGGCTACTCCATTCCTGAATTATCTAGTTCATACATTGAAGGAAGGTAAGGGACTTCGAAAGCTTCCTGCGCCAGATAAGGTTCTAGAGTATACATCAGATTACCGTAATGACAATGACGGTATCGCCAAGTTCATTAGTGATAAGTTGTTAGCTATTCATGAGGGAGACGAGATTGTACCAGTTGCCAAGACAGACCTTAAGCGTGCGTTTAAGCAGTGGATGTCTGACAACGATCTCCGACTATCGCCATCTGACATGGAAAAACGTGTAGAAACTCAATTTGGAAAATATCACAAGGGTGGCTGGACTAGTTTCAAACTAGACAATTAATAATATTTACCTCCACGACGAGTCTTTCGAGGCTTTTTACCTTTACCCTTACGCGCACGACGACCACCGGTACAAGTCATACCACCACCTTCTTGAGGCACACCTAGCATAGTAGCACTTCCCTTGTCAGTAGCTATTGCCGGTAACGCAGTCTGTACAGGTTTTGCTGCCCTGTTTGTTAGATTTGTAATAGCAGCATGTGCGTTGGGGAAATTAGTTCTTAGCCACTCCATCTTTAATCAATACTTAGAATTTAACGACGTCCTCCGATAGGAGCATATGTTCTGATGTAGGGAAGAGTCGTGCTAACAACTAGCCATGCGATTAGAAGATTCATAGTTGCTGCGATCGCGTCACCAACATTTAGTTTAATCGTACCAACCTGAACTACAACCTTATCCATAGACTGCTGAGCTCCGGGAAATAGACCAGCTAGTACAGGTGTCACAAGATCACGCGTAATTGCTGTAAAAAACTGAGAAAGCGACATACCAACATATAGACCGACTGCGATAGTTAAAACACTTGTAGATCCGTCCATTTATTAAATACTTGCGGTTTTATTCTTTTGGTTATGTCTTGTGTATTGTGCTTTACGCTTTTCTGGATTAAGGAGTCTCCATTGCTGTAGACGAAGACGTTCATACTCTGGATTTTGTTTTCGTCTGTTTTTTGAATATTCGTTATCACGTTCTTTCTTTTCTTCTGGTGAAATTATACACCGGTTATTATTTAGCAATCTTGGATCACCTATATACTTTTTAATTTCGTCGTCTTCTCTTCTAAGAATATCCTGTTTAGATGAATATGTAAATTCGTCAATTAAATTTATTGTTACATTATCCCACCCAATATTCTTAAAATGTAGATAAATAGGTCTATTTTCGGCAATTCTTTCTTTTGACTTAGATTTATGCCTTGAAAATCTTTTGTTTAATGAACAAGTCGTAGATCCAATATAAAACTTATCACCACCTTCTAGTTTATATATTCGTCCTATCATTATTGTTATTGTTAGTTATAAGTAATATATCAAAATGGGATTAGATACCCGCTATTGGGGCCCGTCAGGTTGGGTTTTATTCCACCGTATAGCAGCGCATTCCGAAGATCCAGATGATGTTTTAAAACATATGGCTGAAGTTTTACCGTGTAAGTTTTGTAGAAATTCTACGCGACGATTTGTGAGACAACTTCCATATGATAAACATGATCCTGAAAAGTGGTTATATGAGATTCATAACATGGTAAATCACAAATTAAGATCACAGTGTTCAAAAGATCCCAAGGTTATTAATCCTGGTCCAAACCCTTCATTCGAAGAAGTTAAACGTAAATTTGAAAGCAGGTCGTTAAATGAATTGTTTGGACAGGAATTTTTATTATCTATAGCCGTAAACTTTAAACCAACTCCAAGAAAAATAGAGATACAAAAACGATTCTTAAGAAATTTAGCCGATGCGTATCCAATATTTGATAGGTTTTATAAAGAAAATCCTCCTGAGTTCAAAAACTACGCGGAGTGGATGAATGGATTTACTAAGATAGATATTCCAACTGTGGAAAGTTATAGAAGCAAATGTAAACTAGGTAAGACGTGTAGAAAGCCTCGCGGAGGCGGTAGACGTATTACTCTTCGGTATACGCAAAAAGCCCCAAGGAAAAGATAGCAAACATAACTGCTAACCAACGAAGCCCTTTAATTGATTCCTTAAAGTAAAAAACACCCAATATTGTTACCATAACGTCAGATGTTAGATCCCAAATTAGATTCATAGCTGTTAAACTTTCATAGTTTAGAGACTTCATGAACAGAAATGGTTCAAGAGAATACACTAATGTTGCTAACGGAAGAGCAGTACTATATGCGATCTGCCCTTTACTAGAAAATTTTGCAATACTCATCATTCCAACATCAAGCAGAGACATAGATAGACCAAAAACAATTGGAAGAACCGAAAACTTTCCGATCTTCCAATTTATTGAATTAATTAACTTATCAAACACGTCTGGCATTCTTTCTTGTTTTCTTAACACGGTGTTTCTTTCTTCGTCCCATTCCGTCTTGCCGACGCATTGTCGCAATACCTGTAGCCAGTATTTTCTGAAGAGGTCCAGCCGGAGGGCGTGGTGGACGTGATGCAAACATTTTTGCTTTTGCTTCAATTTCAGCTTTCCTAGCATCTTCTCTGGCTTGGATTTGCTGCATTGCCATAGTTCGCTGTCTGTTGAGAAATGAAGCCATTACGTTTAAGATGGTTTTCTTTTAGACCTTCTACAAGGCGAACATGCTTTGCAGTATAAATACTTTTACCTCTGGCTTTCTCCTTTTGATCCTTTTTGGTCTCTTTGCGTGTCTTAGGTTGATCCATGTTAGTATTTACGTATAAGTATGTTACTATTAACAAATCCGTTTTTTTATGGAAGATCTGTGTGTTATTTGTTTTGAGGCGATGGATATGCGATCATATAATGCTGAAGGTGAGCATACAGAAACGTGTTATAAACTAGAATGTGGCCATGCCTATCATACGGCATGTATTATTCGTTGCCTTTCACTGTCAAATCAGAAATGTCCAAATTGTAATCAAAATAAATCTCCAGCTGAACAGCTCACTCGTGAAGGAGTGGCAAAAAGGTGTATCGCTGAAATTAAAAAAGAACCTGAAGTTAGAGGGTTAATATCTGAACTTAGACAAATAGTTTCAGAATATAGGGATAGTATGGATACCTTGAAGGAGGAAGTGAAGATCTTTTCCAATAAACGCAAAGAAGAGTTGCTGATAGACGAAAAACGCAAATATATGATGAACTGTATTACAAGAATAATAACTGCTGCGAAAGCTGTATCTAAAACAAAAGGTCCTCAATATCTCGCATCTTTAAATACAACGGCTACCGGAGGAAGATATTGGAGAGGAACAACATTTGAGCGGATATTTTTTGGTATAAATGAGGCATATAAAATCCATCGTTTGAAAAGTCCTAGCCTATATATGCGTATATAGATAATGGAGTATTGGTATCCTTATGTTATTGGAGCAGTCGCATTCTTCTACATTAAGTCATTCAATAGAGTCGCAACAATGTACTTTGAAAGTGAACAAACACTTTCGTGGAATGAAATATTCACGAAAGTGATTCCTATAAGTTAAAAAAATAGCCCATCTGGGAGTCGAACCCAGGATCTTCCGCTTAGAAGGCGGACGCGTTATCCACTGCGCTAATGAGCTTGATACCGACAGCGGGGCTCGAACCCGCGACCCTGGGCTTAAAAGGCCCATGCTCTACCAACTGAGCTATGCCGGTGAGTTTGGTTAATTTTAAGACTTAACCAAGTCTAATTCCGATACCGGGAGTTGAACCCGGGTCTAAGGATTGAAAGCCCCGTATGCTAACCGTTACACCATATCGGATGGTACACCAAACGGGAATCGAACCCGTGTCGTAGGTTTGGAAAACCCATATTCTACCACTGAACTATTGGTGTTGGTAGTAGCGGTGGGATTCGAACCCACGCGTATTGCTACAAAGGTTCTTAAGACCTTCTCCTTAACCACTCGGACACGCTACTGGTATATATCAAATGTCTCGCATGTAAATCCGTTTTCTACAAATGAAACCGTTTTTTGAAGTCAGCAAGTGACGCTTTAAATGACGGCTTGTTCCATAACACCCATCTCGATAACGCACCAGGAGTGTCGGGCTGATTCCAGTGCTCTCCCATTCCAGAATGTCTCTTTAAATAGAGAGATCTTCTGCGAGTATCTTTATGCTTGGTAAAATCAGACATTCCGCGAGCTCCAAATGGAACTACCTTTTCCCTACCATTCGGCATTTCAAACACTGCGTCCCACTTTTTCTCTTTCTTGTGAGATCGACGAACTGTTTTCAGACGTAACTTTGGCATCTTATTATTCTGTGTGAAAAAGCAATGGATTCGTGGTATAAAATTGTTGGAAATATGCGTGATGAGAGTGAAGATTCATATATGACACAGCAGTTCGCATATCAAGTGTACCGCGAACTTCGAAGTGCTAAGATTAAGGATAAGGGCAAATTTAAGAACCGTATGGGTCCTGAATTTGAACAGTGGGCGTCACGTTTAACAGATATGTATCCTAGTGAACTGGTAACAGAAATTTTAAGCGATGACGAATTTTGGTTAGAAACACTATTAGTTACTCAGGGGATTTAGATTAACTTTTCGTTTCGGATCAGGGGTTCTCTTAGATGGCATTGGCGGTAATTTAGTAGATTTACTAGGTTCTAAGAGAGGTTTTACAACTGGCTTAGGTTCAGGTTCAGGTTCAGTATATGTCGGGATTTCTACGCTAGGAACTGTTACAGTCTCCATTACAGGTCCATCGTGTATTACATCAACTACGACTCCAGTGTGGACTACTTGATGTTTTGTAGTTTCTTCTAGCATCTTCCTTGTAGGAGTAAAGCCAAAGAGTGGCATTTATTTAATATCAAGGGGAAAACGGAACAATCTAAACACATCACTTATAATAACAAGAATGGGAGATACAATCATTGGAGTTCAATTTGGCATCGCCAATCCTGAGGAGATCCTATCACGTAGTGTGGTGGAGGTCATCACAGACAAGACATACCAAGCTCAACAACCTGTTCCCGGCGGAGTCTTTGATTCTCGTTTTGGTGTCATCGAGAATGGCAAGGTATGCCCAACCTGTAAACAATCAAATCTGCTGTGCCCTGGACATTTTGGACACATTAGTCTAGCTAGACCTGTGTATCTCTATCAATTTCTCGACACCGTTCAAAAGATTCTACAAAATGTGTGTCTAACGTGTAGCAATCCTTATCTTACAGATGAGGAGCTCGAAAAAATTGAGATGAAGCAGACGGGTATGGATCGGTTTAACGCCGTACGTGAGCGTACTGCCTCCTACAAGACCAAGGAACTAAAGAGTTCATCTACGTGCCCTCATTGTGAGTCGCCGCTTATCAAGAAGGCTGAGAAGGTGGAGGGTACTGTTGCTACGCTTGAGGCTGTAACCTACGACGAGGAGGCAGATAGTATTCCTCTTCAACCAGAGATGGTTCTACGTTGCTTTCAGCGCATGTCCGATCGCCACATTGAGCTTCTTGGTTTCAATCCTAAGTTTAGTCGTCCAGACTGGATGATTTGTACGGTTCTCGCAGTTCCTCCTCTTACGGTTCGCCCGTCTGTTGTGATGGATGATAACCAACGCATGGAGGATGACCTAACTCACAAACTAATTGATATTGTTCGTAACAATCAGCGTCTTCGTGACAAGATTGACAAGGGTGACTCGGCCGATGTTATTGATAAGTATACGGATATCGTTCAGTTTGACGTTGCGACCTACGTTGATAACGACATCAAGGGACTTCCTCCAGCCGCACAGCGCTCTGGTCGTCCGCTGAAGACACTAAAGTCTCGTTTGGGCGCAAAGACTGGTCGTGTTCGTGGTAATCTAATGGGCAAGCGTGTGGATTTCTCTGCTCGTTCTGTTATCACACCTGACGCAAACATTGATGTAGATGAGCTAGGTGTTCCCGAAGAGATTGCGATGAATTTGACATTCCCTGAGATTGTAACTCTTTACAATCGTGATCGTCTGATGTCATACATTCGCAATGGTCCTACAAAGTATCCTGGTGCGAAGTCTGTGTTTCTAAAGGATGATCAGCGTCCTATCTCTCTAAAGTATGTGAATCCCGAGATGATTGATCTCAAGGATGGTGATATTGTACATCGTCACCTAATTGATGGAGATGTAGTGCTGTTTAACCGTCAACCTTCTCTTCACAAGGGTTCTATGGAGTGCCACCGCGTTCGTGTGCTTCCTTATTCGACGTTTCGGCTAAACGTTTCTGCTACCAAGCCGTATAACGCAGATTTTGACGGTGATGAGATGAATATGCACGTGCCCCAGAGCATCGCATCTGCTACTGAGATCAAGTATCTTGCTAGTGTTCTTCGCCAGATTGTGTCTCCTCGTACAAATGCGGCTATCATTAGCGTGTTTCAAGATACGCAGACTGGTATCTATCGTCTATCGCAACCCACTGTTCGCGTTCCCGAGCACATTGCGATGAACATCCTAGCTCGCATGAAGAAGCCCCTTTCCACCTACATTCGTCAGAACAAGGATCTATCCGGTCAAGATATCATCTCTAGTGCGCTTCCTGCGATCGACTTCGCAGGTAAGGTGGCTGTAAAGAATGGTAAGCTTGTGAAGGGTATCCTAAATAAGGGTGCGTTTGCGTCTACTACTGAGGGTCTAGTTCACATGATCTACTCAGACTTTGGTCCTGATCGCGCAGGTCAGTTCATTAATGACATCCAAAACATTGTAACAAAGTATAATCTGTTTACCGGATTCTCAGTTGGTCCTTCCGATCTCGCTACTAACAGAGAGACGGATGACATTATCAAGAAGACACTCGCAGATGGTCGCCAGAAGGTGTCTGATATTCTATCAGATGTTCATGCTGGTAAGTTTCTGAATGGCTCTGGTCGCCCTGATGGTGAGGAGCTAGAGAATCAAATCCTTAACGCTTTGAAGTCAGTTGCTTCTACGATTGGCGATGAATCGATGAAGAGTCTTCCTAAGACGAATCGCATGGTTCAGATGGTAGATTCTGGTGCGAAGGGTTCTGCTCTAAACATCACGCAGATGTTGGGGCTTCTCGCACAGCAGCAGGTAGCAGGTAAGCGTATCCAGTTCAGTCTACAGGATCGCACACTTCCTCACTTTACCAAGTTCGATGATGGTATGGAATCTCGTGGTTTCGTAGAGAACAGCTTTATCAGCGGTCTGCGTCCTGCGGAGTTCTTCTTCCACGCTATGGGCGGTCGTGAGGGTCTAATTGATACCGCAGTGAAGACTTCAGATTCAGGTTACATTCAGCGTCGTCTAGTGAAGACAATGGAGGATCTTCATGTAGAGTATGATGGAACTGTACGCAATGTAAATGGATCAATCTTCCAACATCACTATGGTGGAGATGGTGTAGATAGCATTTGTGTTGAGAATCAACCTATTGAATTGGCAGTAATGTCGATGGAGCAGATTTATCAGGAGTTTGGGGCATCTACTGAAGACTTCGCAGCGGTCATCAAGGGAGATGTAGGTGAGAATTCTCATGACGTAGTTGAGCAGTTGCTACGTGATCGCGATGTTCTTGTAAAGGATGTCTTCCGATTCAAGAAGGGTTCTTCGGTGATGAGTCCAGTACCTCTAAAGCGTATGATGGAAAAATATACTAATCCCTTTGCGACTAAGACTGACCTAACTCCTGGATATGTTGTACAAGAAATCACAAAATTCTGTGCCGAGTCATGGCTAGCTCACAACAAGCTATTTCATATCTTGCTACGGTTCTATGTCTCACCAAAGAAGGTTATTATTAAGCTCCGCCTGAGCAGAGCAATGTTTGATGAGCTACTCACTGATATTCGCTTTCGCTATATCAAGGCTCGTGTACATCCTGGCGAGATGGTTGGTACTCTCGCCGCACAATCTATTGGAGAGCCTACTACTCAGCTTACACTAAATACGTTCCATTCAGCTGGTACTGCGAAGGCTAACGCTACGGCTGGTGTTCCCCGTATTGTTGAACTTCTTGGCGCATCTCACAATCCCAAGAATCCTGCTAATGTTATCTATCTGGACACAAGTATCTCTGGATCACAGGTAGCAGCTATTTCTAAGATGAAGGATATTCAGAAGACAACTCTTCGTGATATTACGAAGTCTGTGCGAATTTATCATGATCCTAATCCTTTGTCAACAAACAGTGCCGTACAGGAGGATCGTGAAATTCTTCAAACATATGAGAAGTTCTCTGTAACCCAAGGAAACACGTGTATCTCTCCTTGGATTATGAGACTTGAACTAGATCCCATGGAAATGGCTGCTCGTCAGATTATCGACATGACTCTCATTCAGACAAAGATTGAAAATAACAAGTCACTTCGCATATTCAGCTGTGTTCATACGGACACCACTTCTCCTGGAAAGATGGTTCTACGTATTGTCTTTGGAGCAGACATGGCAAAGAATGCTCTATCTCTTCGATTCATCGAGGACAAGCTATTGGACACAGTGCTTCGTGGAGTAGAGGGTATTGGACGCGTGTATGTTCGTGAGATTGGAGATGAGCTTATTTACGATGAGAAGGTAGGCGGATATACTCCTCAGAAGCAATATGTACTTGACGCAGAGGGAACAAATCTTCTAGATCTTTCAACTGTACCTGGGGTTGATCCTATGCGTAACTTCACGAATGACGTTCATGAAGTTATGGAAGTGTTTGGAATTGAGACAGCTCGCATCGCACTATACGATGAGTTTATGGAAGTATTTAAGTCTGGCGGTGAGGCTGTAAATTATCATCATATGATTACACTAGTCGACACGATGACTTATCTTGGTCGTATCATGGAAGCCAATCGTTTCGGTATGAACAAGGGTGAAGCAGGTGTTCTTGCTAAGTCATCATTCGAGGAGACTTCTAAGATTCTGTTTAACGCTGCCCTATCAGCTGACTTTGATAACATGAAGGGTGTATCTGCGAACATCATGTTTGGACAGAAGCCCCCTTGTGGTACTGGGTTTGTAGATATTCTTGTAGATGAGACCAAGCTTCCTGACGGAACAGAGGAAGACATGTCTGTGTTTGAAGCCGATCTAGCTGCCGCGAACGCACGTATTGACGCAGAGGATCGCAAGGACGCAGAGCAGGGTGGTGTTCAAATGGCAGATATTGCGATGGAATGGTAATTACCAACTCCAAGAGCCGCCAAACCCACTCTGGTAAACTGCTAGAGACTTAGAGTATTTCTTATGTAGACAATCATGAATTAGCTTATCTCCTTCTGTGACACATTGATTAAGTTCACCTGGACGATATTCTGAATCATTCACCATAAAAGGATATATTTTTTCAGTATCAATGACATGAATTTTATCACCGGTCTTCATTCCACTACGGAAATAGTAGGGCCCTGTTGTGCGATTAATATACACACTTTCAAAATCAATTGAATCTAAACTGTCTTTTGATAAAAGACGCTTTAGGATTATCGACCCAGGTACACACGCAAAAAATCCATTGGACATATACTTTTTTCCACCAGAACCCTTGCATTTTAACTTACAGGGATCTTCGTTCGCAACTATAAGTTCGTATCCTGAATTTGAATGTTCTCGAATGTACTTACAAAATTCATCTCCTATTTCAAAAAGAGAATCCATATATACACCGCCAAAACGATGAAGTAGTTCATAACGAGCAAGATCTGCTACTTGTGCGAAACGAGATTGCTCTAGTTCTTCTCCTTTTTTAATCGCATGTTGCATATATTTCCACGTAATAGGCATCATCTCTTCTTTCATATCGTCATTCGTCCATACCTTGTAAGCAAATCCATTTCTATTAGCAACCTCTTTCACACCATTCATTAGGTTGTATCGTATGGTACTCTTGTCGAGTGGCTTACCAAACCATATCTGATGAATCACAGGTGTTATCTTGCGTTGAACATCAACATACAGCATTTCGTTAAAAAAGTGCTCTCGTTCTGCGATTTTTAATTTACTACCTTTACGCTCATATAGTTGACGACATATAGCCTGTGTTTCTGCGTAGTATTGTAGAAGGTTACGCTTATGCTCTAATGTATTAGCTTTTAATCTTTCTCCAACTTTAAATGTCTTAGCAGAAGGCATATATTTCATAACAAGTTGATTCACTTTCTTATGATGTTCGTGTCCATATTCACCTGTAACATTGTGTGTTAATACCAACTTCCAAGGATGTTTAGATAGGGATTGGATACCTTTCTCAAACAAACTTCCGTCATAAAGTTGAGCGGCTTTTTTAGGATCTTCGGTATATTCATCTTTCACGTCATACATCACATATTTTGTCACATTCGCAAGTGACATTGTCTTATAGAATTCTCGTGATCGCACAGGATCGTTCAGATGCGTAGAGCAAACGACAAACCATCCTGGTTGTAATAGTAAATTTAATCCTCCCCATAATACTTCATCGTCTGGATGAGCGACTATAAGGAGTTTATCCACGTCCATTATTTACTTCATTGGAATTAGTTGGAGTATAGTTCTCGGAAACTTTAGTTGGAGTACGCAAGACCACCCATACCAGACATTACGCGTAGAATGTTGTAGTTAATCGCATACACACGAATCTCAGCATTTTGTACATCATCAGTGGAAATCGGCTTTCTACCATCTACGCTGAATACTAGGGTAGCAGTATCAATACGAGAGAAGTTACACGTTCCAGAAGGCTGGTGCTCCTCAGGCTTGATTGCGAAAGAATACATGTACACGCCACCTGCCATCTGTCTGGTGTCTGATACAGGAGCCGGCTTATGTTGGGAAAATCCATTAACAACCATTTCTTCTCCATCAAAGAATCCACGTCCGCTGTGGTGCTGGTAGGGCTGAACTGCGGCATAGTATGTTCCGGGTAGAGAGGGAACACGATCCTGACCGTTTAGCTGAAGAGAGCAATCGTGGATTAGAGCATCGTATGTGAGAGGAGATATAGTGAGCGTAGCAGGAGGTGTGATTGTACAGTTACGTCTCCATGAGTACTGAGTTACCCAAATTAGCTCCTTTACAGGGTGATTGAATGTTAAATCAACACGATTTTGAGCAGATGTTAGACCCTTATCCTCATTAAACTGAGTCTGCTCAATGAGATACTCGTGAGACTCCTGTGCCATACGACGACGCTCTTCTACATCAAGATATACATAATCAATTAGTAGGTTGGCCTGAGCCGGACCAGCGCTGCTTACCCCGTTTACAAAAATCTGACGAACCTTATTCCAGAGGATGTTGATTTTTACTTCGTGGTACTGAAGGGCAATTAGCGGTAGCGCGGCACCAGGATTACGGCAGAAGAAGAACATTAGAGGAATATACGTAAGATTTCTGCGAAACGGGCGTCCAGTATTCGCATCGCAGGTACCATTATTAAGATCAATCGTCTTTGACATTAGATCCATGTTGGCTCTGACATCGACGGGGTGAGCAAGCTGACTCCATAGAAATAGAAACTCACCGTACTGACGGTCAATAACCTGACCACCAATATCAAGCTCCGCATACTCAATTAGATTGAAGGCAGATAGACGTCCCTTGTTGTCATAAATTAAGGAGCCACTATCAGCCTGAAGTTCTACTTCAATGTAGGCAGACGATACAAGATCAGCATGACGACCTAGAATGGCGGAGTGCTTAGTACCCCAGGCAGCCTGTCCCGTCAGATTTACACGAAACGGTTCCATCGCAAAATTCGTATGACGCTTAAACAGACCTCTCCAGAAAGTGATCTGAGGATTCCCAGACAGGTATGCATCTTGCGCGCCGTAGGCAACTAGTTGTAATAAACCACCACCCATTTGTCTTTATATGTTACTTATACTCAATTTTTTTGTAGATAGTTAACTTACTTGCGACGACGTTGGGTCTTTCCTCCACGACGATGCTTGCGACCACCCATAGGGGCAGCCGCAGGAGCAGCCATCGTCTCCTCGTCACTGCTCTCCTCACCACCCTTGTGCTTCTTGTAAGTCTTCTTAGCCGTCTTTAGAACGTGAGAAAACCACTTCTTACCCAGACTCTTCTTCTCGTCTTTCATCGTCTTCATCGTAGCCTTAACGTGAGATAGCCATTTGGTCATTTTGTTTTAACGCAAACATTTTATCATACTGTCGCAGTGTAGATTGGAGATGTATGTCTTAGAGGTTGGAACGATACCGCAGGATCTGGCATAGTTGGTTTCTTGTACTTTTTGGGCTTGAGAGGTCGAAGCGCAGCTGGTTTGAGAACTATACTGTTTTCTTGAAATTCTCCAATATATAACTCCATCATGTTATCAATTGACCCATAATTCATCATAATCCACTGACAACCGAATGTAAATAATATTTGAGGATTATTATTTTTCAAGTCTTCTCCAATATCGGGCACAACCATGGTAATACTATTGCGATTGTAATCAATTAATTCATCGTGATCATGCGGCTGAGATGCTTGTGTGTACGTCATTCTGCGAAGATGAGATGTTGACCATGAGAGATTGACCAGTTCTTCCATAAGTGTTCCCTTCATAGCGCCACCAGATACTATGATTAACTTACTTTGAAGATTACATATAGGTTCTATTGCTAGATTTTTACGCTGATAACTGTAAGTTGAGTCTAACATATGAGCTCTACACGTGGTCTTTAGTATCTCCGCGGCGGCATTGATTGTTTTTGTTTTGTTAGTGTGGAATACCAGACTTAATACAAACGGATCTGATGATACAGGTGAGTTGATACTGTTAAACGCATTGTTAGCAATTGATACACAACATGCGTCTAATGAAACTGTATTATATGCGTAATCTACTCCAAGCTTTTGATTCTTTAGACCAACTACTGGCTTGTCATTAATATCGGAATAGACATCAAGCTCCACTAATCGCACACCCGCCTTTATAGCAAGTGGTAGGATGCTATCACTTACGTAATCATATACTTCTGCTCCTGGAAACACCGAATATGACGATGAAGCCATATAAAAGTCAGCTAAGCGGTACTGTTGTGGCTGTGGGCAACCTAGAGGTGCTAGTTTGGTGACCTTTGAATATGTGGAAAAAATAGGTTTAGCTTTTACAAGAGCCTGTGTATCAGATGGTGTAAGTGATAACCATAAGAAATACGCAAGTGCGATGATTCCTACTGCCAAAACACCGTATTGGACACTAGGTGGAATATTTTGTTTTATCCAATCCATTACTTCTTACCGATACTATATAGCACGCCACGAAAACTTCTTACAACCGCATCGGGGACTTTCTTTTCCATTGGAACACCTGCTAGGCAACAGAAATGAAAATACAGGCAATACATACCACACTCAGAATTCTCATATTGATGACGAGTAGTATTGTATGTTAATTCCATTGGTTTGGAATGAACTCCCGTAGCATCCCATTGCTGTTTCCATCGATCCATAAGTCTTACAATTTCCTTTTCAGGTTTATTGGCATACGAATCAAAATATGTCATGCGAGGATGTTCATACTTAGGACTCACATCTACGAACACTGCGAACCAATGCTTTCCAGGACCACTGCTAACATCAGTATTAAATACAATACCAATTCGTCTGCTTCCACTTTCATATAGATCGTTCAGTTTGACCGAACATAATGTATCAACAAGACATCTTCCGGTATTGGACTTTTTATCAAAATCAATCGGTATAGTTCCTAGATAAGTGTAGCGAGCAAATGTACGCATAAACTCCTTTTCAACCTCATCAATATCAACTGACGACAACCATTCTTCTGGATTCTTTTCCCAACTTTCAGGAGCCTTCTGTTTTCGAATCATATGAGCTGCGATACATTCCGCTGTTCCCGCTGAACATTTTTCACGTAAGCGTTTACGAATATCGTTCCATACGTTCTTCATTGTACCGCTCTTAATCGGTGGCTCAGAAGGGTGTTCTTCATTGTAGACTTTTCGAAGATTTTCAACTTCTTCTTCATCCATTATCTTGAAAACGGAATATGTTATTAATAAACTAGACTATATCAACTAAAATGTCAAAGGAAGCAATTAATGATCTAAAGCGATGTGTCAAGCAATACCGTGATGTAGATGATGAGATTCGAGTTCTCAATAAGAATATTTATGAGAAGCGTGAAGCTCGAAAGATTGTAGAGATGGAGATGTGTGATCTCATTAAGCTTCCACAGTTTAGTTCGATAGATAAACTCAAGATTGATGATGATGGGTCTTGTATTAAGATTCAGCGTCCAGAGACATACGCGAAGGCTTGGAATCTTTCAAAGAAGGATCTCGAAGGTTTAGTTAGTGGATACTTTCTATCAACGACTTCTCCTTCAGCAGAAGAGTGTGTTGCTTACATTATTGGACAGCGTAAGAGAACACTGATTGGAAAAGAGTTTGAGTTTACACGTGTTATTAAGGAAGATGATTGATAATTTAGTATAATTAAATATCAATGGAACTAGAAGCCGCTGATTTGGATTTAGCTAAAACACTGGTGTACATGAAACAAAGTCAAATTGATTCACTAGAGGCAGCTGCTCTAACACTATTGAACTTAAATAATAAAGATGTTTCTGATGAAACTCTCATAAGAACATTTGAAAATACTACAATTGAGAAAGTTGTAGAAAACGCAAAACTTTTTTCACATTACGGAATCATTCCCGAGATAGAACTAGATAGTGATCGCGAAGCCGCTTCCACTCTCTTATCCTTTTCATCTTTTGCTACATCCGCCCCTCCTGCTCCTGCTCCTGCTCCTGCTCCTCCTCTTCCTGCCGCAGTGAATCCTTCCGCCTGGAATTTTAGTCCTCCTGCTCCTAGTCCTCCTACTAGTTATGTACCAACATCTAGGAAACAAAAAAAAGCCGAACGTGCTGCTCGGTTGTCAGACATTGGTGTAAGTAAACAGTTTCAAGGAAAAACATATGATGATCTGAATCCTTATCTAAGAGGGTTAGACGTGTGTCAGCCAAGATCAGCATCTCAATTTATGAAAGCACTATTTCCAGCAGAAGCTGTATCGATATGGACAGAAGTTCTAAAGAAGAATTGTAGACAAATATATGAACCTGGTTCAGTTGAGAGTCAATGTAATAATACTATAGGTAAAGTAAGAGATACAGATAAGTGCTATATTTGTGGCTTTGATTTTGATGAAAAGATAAATGGGTTACAACCAACATGTGAACATATATTGCCAATTATTCAAGCTATATTCTTTCTAGATCTTTTTAGATCATCTGATAAGGGAAATCATACTCCTCAACAAATGGATATTTTGCGAAAGGAATACGCATGGGCACACAGATGTTGTAATTATGTAAAAGCTGACAACTCATTTTTAGTTACAAAAATTGACAGAGCAACAAAATTTCCAAGATGGGAATTTGGTGTTAACCAAACAACAAAGGTATTGAGCGATATACACAAGACATATAAGTATGATGGTACACGCACAGTTCAGGCATTAATTAATGCTAAAGGATACGATGTGTGGCTACAAGAACGACTTGGGTATATAAACACTGAAAAGATGAATCCTATTGTGAAATATATTAGCGACAAGGGTATGGGTGGTACTATTATAATGATTGGATTTGCGAATTGCGTTGATTCTACTAAAATGAATGATGATTTTAAAGAAATACTTCAGAAGATCGAAAGTGGCCAAGATGCTCGTCCAGAGAAGAAAAGAAAGATAGGTGGTAAAACTTTCAGACGTAAGAATAATGGCAAGTTTTCTTCTACAAGCCGCAAAGGACGCAGCTAGAAAGGCTATAGTTGATAAGATGCCTGGACTTATTGAGGAGAATGAAGAAATGATTGAAACAAACCTTAAAGCAGCCCTTGTTAAAATGCAGCCGGCTGAACGTGCGTTATTTTTAACACATTGGCAAAAATTAGATAAGGTTGTTCAAGATACTCTTAAACCAGTAGATGTGGGGGGTAAAAAACGAAAGAATAGAACTAAAAGAGTATTACGTAACAAGAAAAAATGAGCACACCAACAATTATGTATAACCCTTACAACCCAAAAAACCGCTTGTTTACCAGCACGGATATACAAGCGATTCTTTTGAAACACAGATGTAAGTTTACAGTTCGTAATCCTGAATTATTTCAGACTGCGATGGTACATTCATCTTATGTAAAGCGTTCTGAATATACAACTCCAACAGGAGAGGTTACGACATTAGCTTCACGACCAAGTAACGCCCTAGAGTTATTTGATCAGTCATATGAAACTCTTGAGCATTTAGGAGATTCTATTCTAGGAGCAACTGTATCAACATATCTTCTTAAGCGATTTCCTCAGGAGAATGAGGGATTTCTTACTGATCTGAAGAAGGATATTGTATGTAACGAAATGCTTGGTAGTCTTAGTCTAAAGATTGGTTTAGATCAATTCTATATTATGTCAAGGCATAATGAAGAGGTATGTAATGGACGAACTAATACAAAGAAACTAGGAGATATTCTTGAAGCGTTTATTGGAGCACTATGGACTGATTGTGATAACAACTTTCAGATTGTATCTTCCTTCGTGGTGTCGCTTATTGAAATGTACATCAACATTCCTAAACTTCTCATGAATAATCGAAACTTTAAGGAACAACTTCAGAAGTTCTATCAAGGAAAGTTCCACTATACTCCTAAATATGTTATGCTTTCATCTGCTGCAAACACATACACTATGGCTGCAGTAGACGAATCTGGAAATCATCTGGGTATTGGTAGTGCGATAACTAAGAAACAAGCAGAACAACTTGCTGCTAAACAAGCTATTTCTAGACTCACATAGAAATACCAACAACCTTCTTCTCTTTAGGAATTCGTCTAATAAGTAGTTCTTTTTGCGTTCCACCTACTGACATATCCTCAGCTCCTTCCGGAATACCTTCAATCGCACGAAGTACCTCCGATACACGTTGTGGTTGATCGGAGAACTGTAGAAGAAGTTGAGTGCGAATCAGACTACGCCGAAGAGGAGGGCGTGACGTGCGTACACTTCGAGAAATGTTACCAACTCCAGATCCTTCCAGAGCAAAGTTATCAACCTGATTATCTCGCATGAACTCTAAGATCTTAGCAGAATTATCTGTCTTTTTACCTTTAATATCCTTGATCTGAGCACGTAAATGGCGTTCTTGATCATCAAGAGAAATCCACTCTTTTAGAGTATCCTTTATCTTTTGCGTAGTGTCTTCCTCCATTTGTCCCCCTTATGCTTCATAGTTGAAAGTCTCTTTCCACCCGTGTTTAACGTATTATGATATTCAGACATGTATGGTATAGCAGATGATAATGTTTCGTGATCTTTTAGAACCTTAGCCATACGTTCCGTTTGAACAATAGCTTTATTGAAAATACTGCCTAATACTGGAACCCAATTAGCCAGGTGAGCAACTGATCCGCCAATATCACCTTCTACCGCAGAAAGTGTAGATGCTAATCCGGCTGCTATCGCAGTGAATGGAGCAACCACCGCAGCTCCAACTGGGCCAGCTATACCCTCTCCTATACCATTAGCAGTAGTAACTCCAAGTTCAGTAGTTCCATGAAATGCTTCTAACGCAAGATCCGCGAAGGGTATATTATTTTTCAGTGTGTTTACAGTTTCAGTTACTGTGCCATAAACTTCACTAACTGGTTCACCAATAAGAGACGGCGTATAATCTCTGAGAACCCCTTTTAGTGCTACATCTGTATATGGATATTTTGAATCACCGCCTTTCTGCTTTAAGGCATGTAACATCTTAGTAGCAGTTTTTTCATCAAAAATTGGTTTTGTTTTAGCTTTATCAAAGTACGCTGAATCCTGAATTTGCCGTACATTTTTTGGATTAATGCGTTTTAAATGGATATACAAACTAATTAATTTAATTACATTTTCTACAAATTTTTTATCTTTGAGTCGTTTACGCAGCTCTTTATACGCAGCCTTTTCCCGCTTTGTATACGGCGGATCATCATATATCCAAACCATTATTAAATGACGATAAATTATAATGGATCAAGACCACAGTGTTACTTGGAATTCGCAGATAGAAGGAATTCTTTCACAGGAAGGGGAACGATCATTATGCTATTCTTGGCTACACTCAAAGTCAGAAAATTTTTATTCTAAATTGAATACTTATTTATCACTCCCAGTTATTATGTTATCTACAATAGCTGGAGCTGGATCAATTGGAACGCAATCATTATTCAATGGATCAACAACTGCAAATATTGTGATTGGATGTATTAGTTTATCAGTCGCAACACTAAATACAATTGGAAGTTATTTTTCTTGGGCAAAAAGATCCGAGTCACATAGAATCGCCGCTACAACATATAAAAAGATATACCGATTTATTCTTATTGAATTAGCATTACCTCGCCACGAACGTATTGCTGCGAAAGACATGTTAAAAATAGTACGTGAACAATGTGACCGATTACAAGAAACAAGTCCTCAGATTCCAGACGGTGTTATATCAGAGTTTAAAATTAAATTTAGCGATAGTACACCCGATGTTGCGAAACCAGAAATAACAAATGGTCTTCACGCAATTATAGTTTATTCGCCAGATCACATCAGTCCTAGAATTTCCACTTCCGATCGCATTCCAAACACGTTACAAACGTCGTCATTGGTTCATCCGCTGAGCGAGTCTGCATCTGATAATAGTCACACTTCGTCTTCTTTTTACAAGCCGAGCACCACATGAAGATGGCTGCGCTTTCATTCTTCGAATACAGCTTCTTCTCAGATTCAATAATACGTTCAACTGCGTCTTTCCATCTAGAGGGGCACAAATCTACTGCGTTCATCTCTGCGAATTCCCGTGTAGTAATTTCTCGTTGTTTCAGCATTAGTATCCACTTTCCATCATCAGATGTTGTTGCGCGTCTACCGTATTCGTAGAATGAAATGGCACGACTTCTATACATATTCCAAAATACACGATTATTCCAGTCAACATCAATATTCTCTTTGATAGCCTGTTCACATACGACGTGTAGAATTGACTCCTCTAATTGAGTAGCAAGTTCATTACTTTCTAGCAAGTCCGTAAAGTTCTCTACAACCTTATCGCGAATCGCACATTCTACAAATACGTTCTTAGAGTGAGTCTGAATTGGTCTAACAACGTGTACAACTTCTCGTGCGTTATCAACCTCTTCTTCCTCGTCATCTTCTACTATTTCATCATTCACAACATCGTCATCTTCCGGGTCAGGAATATCCTCTTCTTCCTCTTCATCATTAGCAAACGCCCACTCCTGAAATACAGTCTCATAATGATCTGACTTTAGGTTAATATAAGCAGAAACGTTAGCATCATACTCGTCCTGTTCGTCAGATTCGGATGCGAGAATTACGATATGCCCAGTGTAAGATTCCTCATCAAATGGCGAAGGAAGCATATGTTGATTGATATGCTCTTCATCTCCATTCGTAGCTGCGAAGATACTCAACCAATTCGTATCCTTGATAGAATCTTGGATCTTGCCCTGAAATTGAATTTCAGGATTCTTATACTTCTTCCTAATCCACTCAAGAACATCTACTGTCTTTGATGGGATTTGAATGTCTCCAATTGTACCATTTATTGAAATAACAACGCAGTTTACCATCTTATGATATGTCGATGGTAACTTACTTGATTTCGTTTTCATTATGAAAATGATTCGTCAAAAACGGATTTAGTATCTACACTTTGAATATGTAGTATAGGATCAATCAAAATGTCAAGCAATTCTTACGTTCCACCATTCCTGCGAAACAAGCAGGCTTCAATTGACCAAGCTACAACTGAGCAACCCACAACTATGGAGCGCAAAAATCCCTTTCAACGAGAGCGGCGTCCTCCTAGACGCCCGTATGTTAAGCCATTCTGGCAAATCGAGCAGGAGAAGCAGCAACTCGAGCTAGACGAGAAGAAGAAGGCTGCCGAGAGTGGCCTCGAGAATACTATTGAGAACTTTCCTGCTCTTGGTGGCAACACTGGTATGCCTCCTCCTACTAGTGCTTGGACTAGTGCTCGCAAGTTTAGTGAGTTGGCTTCGGAGTGGAAGACTACCGATGATCAACAAAAGGAGGAGGAGGATCGGGAGAAGAATCGTGAGAATGATAGTAGACGTGATGACAACTTTCAGCTGCCACGTTTTCAGAACATGCGTCGGTTCGCCGAGCCAGAGGATGAGTACTATGAAGACGCAGACGAGCCAGAGGAGAAGGTAGAGGAGGCAGATGAGGAGAAGTGGACCGTTGTACATCATCACAAGTATCGTAAGCCTAAGCCGGAGATTGAGATTAGAGAGGAGGACCTAGATGATGATGGCGACGATGGTGGAGATGGAACGGTTTGGGGTGCTCATGAGGAGTATGAGACCTGCTGGGACGGATATCATCCTGATGCCCGCCGTTAAGAAGCACTAGAAGATGTAAAAACAGGAGCGCTGGGCTTCACAAAGAAAGAACGCAGCCAGACTGCTATTTTTTGCGCTAATAAAATCAGATACATTCCATACGGTTGAGTTGACTGTGTATAACCATAATAGATACCACCTACAATAGACACTACAATTAGAAGCACATTTAATAGTTCAATAAACCCGTTTATTTCTATCTGCTTAGCAGCCCAGTCATGTATCCAATGTCTCTTCTTTTTGTCATCCTTTTTCTTTTCATCTCCAAGTGGAGCAGATGTAACATCTTTTACATCTGGTTTTCTTCCAGATCTTTTACATCTCATATAAGTCTTTCCATCACGAGGCATTGGACCACCAGGTAACTGCTCAATGTCGTTAAAGAATACTTCACGATTACCAAGTTGTTGAATAGGACGAGATCCGGGCACCACATTTTTTACGAGCAAAGCGAAATCATTTGAATCAATGTTAATCATTGATTTAAAAACAACCCATTTGCATGACTGACAAGGCGGAATCACTAAGGAACCATCATATACATAATATGACCCAGCTGGGGGGACCATCATGAATAAGCCCCATTGCTCACCTAATGCCACCGATGTAGATGGTACACTTGGATTTGCGTATGGAACAAAAGCGTTGAAAAAATGAGAAGAGCTTGTAGGTGTTGGATTCACTCGCACTAAAGAGCTCACACAAAGCAGCCCAGATGTAGGGCTATTAAATATAGCTACAACCTCGGCATCAGCCTGTACATTCTCTATTGTGTGATGACTAGGATGTGTAACTAGTAAAGTTTGACACGTATACGTTTCCCCCGCAAACTTACAGCTACCAAGGTTGGTCTGACTCTGTAAAATAAGACCTTCATCGGATACTATAACATTTGCTTGAGAGATGTATGCGTCATCAAATGTAAGTTCACACATTAGATCACATGGTTTCGAAGATGATTGTGATAGATTAATTGGGCTTTGATCGGAATTTGTGCATTGGTCGCCCCACGAAGAACTAGTTCCGTAGATACTCATTTGTAGTTTCTCATGATTTTGTATCCTGAGAATAAGCAATGGACTCTGGCGGAATATCTGCTGTTTTATTTGCTATATTATTTGTGTTGGTAAGCGCGGCTTATACACATAAGCTATATACCGAAGGAGCATTTACACCAGCAACAAGCGGAACAAGTGTTGACCTAAGTTTTCTATCACTTTTAGTTCTTTATTTTCCTAATACTCTTTTTGCGTATGGATTCATAGCCGATCTAATGAATGGTAGATATCAGTATTCTATTGCAAGCTTGACTGCATTAGGTGGAATGATTGCTAATAAAACAGTCGGAGGCTATGTTGTTGACGCTATTATGTACGTTCTTTCATTCTTAGGTGCTCAATTTGCTAGATTATCATCTGGAGCACAAGCTGTAGTAGCCACAGCTGCTGCGGTTGGTACGGCTGCAGTGGCGGGTCCTGCTGCTGTTGCAGCTGCTCCCGCAGTAGAAATGGCGGCAATGGCAACACCTGCTGCTGTCACGGCTGCCGCTCCTACAATCGCAGCCCCCGCGGCTGCCGCTGCGATCGGAACTGCCGCGGCCGCAGCTCTACCGCCTCCCCCAGACATTGAGCCACTTCCTCCGGGAACCAATGTCCCTCCTCCTCCGCCAATGCAGGGTGGTGCGACCGACCTATGCTCTCTTCCTGGGTTTGAATGGCTTGAGAATAAGATTGCTCCTCAAGGCATTGTTATGTCGATGACTGTTCTCTGGTATCTAATGATTGAACTATGGGACACTGGAGCGGGACCTCAAAGTGTAGCACTAAGTGTTACAAGCGCGATAACTTTTGCGCTACAGTGGCTTGTATTACACAGAAGCAACTGCCTAACATCATATAAGTATGGAACATACTCTGCGATTATAGCCTTAGTGATGGGTATTACATTCGCAGGAACGTCATATGGAATTCAAAAGCAAATATCAAAATATACCGGAGGAACTAGTGGTTCAGGATCATCACCAACGTCGGGAACATTTGTATGCCCCACCGGAACAGTATTGAATAGTTCTACAAACAAATGTGTAGTTACATGTCCAACCGGAACAGTGTTAAATCCCGCTGGAACTCAATGTATTCCTAGTTCTGGGGGGTTTGGAAGCAGTCGAGGTGAAACGCTGATTAACGTAGGAGGGCCAAATGAAAAAAACCAGGCAGTTAATGATGATGACCAGTTTGTATGTGAAGCATATAAAGATGGTGAATTAATAACATCTACAATTGTTCAGTAGTGCGAATAGCATTACGAATAATACGATAATATCCTGCTATGTTTGTTCCAGAATGACGTTCCACGCTGATAACACTACCAGCATCCTTTACCTCTACAACAACTGTAGGAACTACTGAAACATTGTATTGTCTAGCAAGTTGTACTTCATCGCTATGAGTGTCAACTGATACCCACGTAACTTGAGGAAACTCCTCCTTTAGATCTTCAATCGCGGGCTTGATTGCCTTACACGGGGCGCATGTTGGTGACCAGAAATAGTAAGCAGTTGCACTCATTCTTCTTTTATTACTGTAATACCTTCTTTAATTAAACCGGTATCCGTTTTAAGTCTATACAAAGTGGATCGATGTAAGCGTTGTTTTTCTACATCAAACCCCTTCTTCTTAACTGTCTTTGTAAAGGCAGAAATAATAGCTTTGTTAAGTTCGGCTTCGTCGAATTTTCCCATGTTTGACATACACCAGATTACTAGCTCTCGTTCTCCTACCGGAGGACCCATTAATTTCAAAGGACAACCTTCAAGTGCTTCTTCTCCATTTGATGTAACTTCTTTGATTTCTTCTTCCGGAATAATCACCTTAGTAGCCATACGATCTACGATATGATTGTTACGACTATGTTCATCTGTTCCACTAGTGTGTGCTTTCACATGTGTAATATTGAATGATTTGAAGCGAGATAGTCTGTTAGACGTTTCCTCGATTAGATCACGATGAATAACATCACCGCCTTGAGAAGTCTTCCAATTATTTCTAATCCACGAAGGTAACCATTCTGTAAGACAATTCTTGGAATACATTGAATCTGTATAGATTTTTAGATCAGTCTCAAGAAGAGGAAATGCTAGTTCTGCAGCCTTAACTGCCTCAGAAATAGCCATAAGTTCGCCTCGTTGATTAGTCTGCGATTGTCCCTCAGGAACACGTTGAGCATTTGAAATTGACTTGTGCTCTGGAAAATAGAATGCCCAGGAGGCTTGCGCACCTTTCTTACCATTTTTAGAACACGCTCCGTCTGTATAAATTTCTACTTTCATAGTTGTTTAACAGTTGGTGTATGTATATAAGTTGGCATTCGTTTTACAATACATCTACTACGTATCGCAGGTTGAAGCATAGTTGGGTCTTCAATATGAAACCATACTCTACACTTAAAAGATCGCTCCTCGAGCGACCGACGAATTGTTTGCTGGCACGAAAAGGTTAGAAACTCGGCATGATAAACCAAAAGAATACGTATACGGGCTGATCGACTTGAAGATACTTGCGAAATCCAATTATAAAACCAAGGTGAAAAGGTATCTACGGTATTTAGTTCTGCGGCATCTACTTCTGCGAATTCACATTCACTACCATATTGTTCCTTGTATTTAATCCATGCCTTTTGAGTCTCCGTATCATTCAGAGGTTCAAAAAGTATATAATGTGGAGGAGGATACTGCATTGTTATATTTCATTCATTTCTATGAAGACCCCACAATCTTCTTGACAGGCACTTCCTTTGAGACAATGTATAGACTGTTCTCAGTGGCAACAATGTAGCACGTATCGCAGTTAAAAACACTTTGAATCGTTGATGTATATTCACTGTCAGACTTCACAAGATACTTTGTGTTATCGGGCTGAACACCAATACAGCACTTCTTCTCAACGCTGTCATTGTAATAATCAAGATATATGGGCTTATCTTCATCAACAGCTAGTTGAGCAGCTCTTAGTAAAACACTAGCAGGTGGAAGAACCATTTATTTCTACCTGCTGTTTACTATCGTCACTACTGAACGCATTTGAGTGTATCTTCCAATCGGAATCGCGATCTCATACATAGATTTGGTAGTTCGGGTCGGGGTATCGCAAGAAACTCTACAAGCGCGGTTTTAATAGTATTCCTTAGCTGGACTGCCGATGATGGCAGTACCTTTGAACTCTCAAATAGAAAGTCTACATATTGAGTGGTATTCTCTTCCGTCTGTTGATCCTTAGCTTGTTTAGCAGTGGTAGCCATCTCAACAATAACATCTTGAACAGATGTTACAATAATATCCTCTGTAATAAGATTGCGTACGAATAGTTGTGTAAGAAATTTAGCATAACCTCGCCGCTTATCCTTTTGCTTCATCCACTGGACCACTTTATCTGCGAATCCCGGCTCAGTAGAAACCGGATATGTTAGAGTTGTATTGATATCATACAGCTTGGTAAACATCTTGGCTTGAATAGTGAAATCTTCAGAAACTTCGGGAAACTCATTGTTTAGTTTGACTGCGCAATCTGCGAGAACGCCTGCGAATAGATGCTCTGAAATTGCCTTATCAAATAGTAGAGTAGTGACTCTCAATCTAAATTCTTGATCACGCTTACGGAGAATTTCAATTATCTGTTCAGAAAGTTCGTTCAGGTTCGAGGCACAGATTTTATTAAGAGTTGAGAATACCTCAAGATAATCGGGATCGCCCTTGTCTTTCAGAATACTTACATATGTACTTAATGATTTCTCTCGCCAATTCTCAAGTACAACTGGTCTTACATGTTGCTCATGCCTAGCACGAAACGATCCATGCTTAGGAGGAGGACGAAATGGCTTGTATGCCACAGGGGTAATACGAAGCTTTGCGATATTATCTTGAACACTCTTTGGAAGTGGGAGCTTTGCCCCAAAACGAACCGAATACACTTGTGCGATTGTTAGGCTCATTTGTAATAGATAGTACTAATTCGGTTGTGTTAAAAACGAATCCGTTTCACGTCTCCTCTAGAATATGTAGAGATCCAATGCTCAAATTTAAGAATAAATCATCTCAAACCCACGCATTTCACAGCTGGAAGAAGGCACCGTACACGAATTCAGTGGAGCCTCTTCGTGAACTTGTAGATAATTCAATTGGTGCAAATGCTACTGAGATTCGCATTGAATTAGACTTCGATCTAAAACGTGGTTCAATTGAGGACAATGGATGTGGATTTCCTATAGATCCTCTAGAACTCGAACGATGCTTTACATTTGGCAATCTTGGAGAGAATACCACTGACATAAATGAACACGGTGAAGGGTTTAAGACGAGTATTGCAAAATTAGATCCCACTGATAAGAATTGGGAGCTACATTGGAAAAGAGATCACAAATATTACTCATTGACTACATCTTTTACATCAGATGAACATATTGCTACATTAGCGAAGGAGTGGGTGGGAGATATTGCGGACAAGAGCGGAACAATAGTAATGTTTCCTTTCTCACTTCAGGGATTTACAGCACTGTATTCTAGTTGTTCTCCGAATGCTGAAGAACTTGAGAATAAATCTGAGGACGTTCTTCGCCGTCTTCGCATAGACTTTGAACATACGTGGATGCTTCATCCCCGTGTGATGACTGGAAAGTGTCGGCTTTTCATCAATGGTATTCAATTGGAGCCTTTTAATATTCCGATGGACTACTCTATGTACACAAAAATTCCAGTAGTGAAGGACGAGACTATCTCTGGCTGTAAGGTTAATCTGAAGATGTTTATTATCAACAAAAACCTTGTTAATAGCTGGTATCGCGTCAGTCAGGGATCGAGTGGATTTTACTCATTTAAGAATGGTCGGTTTATTCAGGCAGATACGCAGAACGCATTATATACTCGGCTATACGGGTCATCTTCGCATAATAGTCATAACGGGTTTATCGCACTTATTAACTTCGTTGGAAGTCAATCGAGTACTCCTCCTACGATCCCTACCAAGAATGGGTTCGATCCAACCAATGTCATCTTTGTTGAAGCATGTAAGTGGATCAATGAGCAAGTAAAAAAGTTCGTTGATAAGCCGCCCGAGCAATCCGAGGATTCGCTTATGCTGAAGTTCGAGAGGATTCGTCGTAACAACCACTTGGATGACACTCATGTCATCAAGTTAAAATACACAATTCCTTCAAATGAAACTGTATTTAAGACGACACAACTTGATGCATACGAGGAGGTGAATGGTCGCATCAATATCTACGAGGGAAAGAAGTCCAACAAGCCTGCTATTCAGGATATCAACCAACTATTCTGTAATTGGGTATTTGCGTGTGAAGTTCTTAAGAACCCTCCAAATATGAAACCCGTTCTGCTTCTTGATGTCGCAAAGCCCTCATTTAAGCTGACAGATGATCTTCACGAAAAGATTCGTGTACTTGCGTGTAGGTGTACATTTGGATTTCCGCTTCAGATTTGGAATTATGATGTTGAGAGGTTGTACGAGTTCAAGATTTAAAACGGATCGTTTCACATATAAATAGATTATACAGTAGTAGTATTACAAATGGGTTCAGAAATAGAGACCACAAAACTCCAATATTCTTGGATTCTGTGGTATCATGATCCCGACAACAAGGATTATGCCTTCGAAAGTTATGTCAAGATTGCCGATATCGGTACACCTCAACAATTCTGGACAATTGTAGATTCAATCTCAAAGGAGGCGTGGGAATCAGGTATGTTCTTCTTTATGAGACGTGGGTTCAAGCCACTATGGGATGCTCCTGAAAATGAAGCAGGAGGTGCGTGGTCTAAAAAGGTTGAATCATCGGTTGCCCACGCAACATTTGTAGATCTAATGGTGAATTGTATAGTTGATGAATTTCTGATTAATCGCAAAGAGACTCTCGTTGGAATTACAATTTCCCCTAAAGGTCCTGCCTCAATTATTAAGATATGGAATACAACGACAACTGTATCCGATAACGCCTATATTAATCACAACATGAGCGGATTTAAGGTAGGCGATGATGTTACGTATACAGCCCATAAAGCAAGACCTAAGTAAATATAATGGAATACCTAAAAAATGGTACACTATCACTAGTAAATCTAGTGTTTCAATCTCACACACAAAAACAGAAAAGAGAAAGCATTCAATTTTTACATGGTTTGACTATCCTAGTTCTGCTTTTTATCTTTTTATTCTCTCCATCATGTAGTTATGTTAGACTAACAGTATTCTGTATATATATCTCGTTTATGCTTTTATATTTTATTTTAGGTGACTGCTGGGTTTCTCAAGTTGAGAATGAGTTATCTAAAGAAAGCACATCAGGAATCCTTGATAATATCTTATCGTTACTTGGAATACCAAAGAATAAACATACGCGTTCTATGGTTACAGGTCTATCATATTTATATGCGATCTTTTTAATGAGTTGTCTAATGTTTCGCGATTTATTCGGAATATATTAGTCTTCTTCTACCCATGAATCAAAAATCCAAACGATAAACGACTTGACCGACGAAAAGAAATATAGCAGCCACGATATAACCGTATTATCTGAGTTAACAAGTCTTTCTACATAAGAAAGTGTTTCTTTTGTATATTCTTGTGGTGTTAAATCTGGTAAATTCAAATCGGAGTGAAATGTCTGATTCATTGACACATAAGAAATAACATCGTTGGCATCTGTAATACGTTTTAGAATCATCGGAACAAACCAATAGAATATACTCATCCATGCTAGAAACTTCTTATACGACAATCCAGTCCAAATCTTAGCAGAGTATGTCTTTTCATTCAGTATATTTTTAACATTAATGTTGTATGTTTTACTTTCTGCTGGTGCAGAATATTGAACTATTGTGAGACCATCGTGTTTTGTATATAGTTTATCCACTATTCCTTTACATAAAACATCAACCGGAACAACGCTAAATTTAAGATCATCTGGAATCCAAATATCTGGAAGTTTAGAACGCTCTAATAATTCTAAAATAGCAAGATGTGCACCTCCACGCATTGGTGAAAGTTGTTCTACAGGAGAACCTACACATGATAATCTTACAATATCAATTACTCCAGTTTGATTATATAAAAATTGCTCAGCCAGATACTTAGTGTACGCATAATTACAAATAAAATCGGACACATCTAATCCGCTTTGTATCTTTGTCGATTCATATGGACCCTTTGTTGCGATAGGATGAACATAGCAAGTAGATATATGATAGAACCGTTTTCCTTCACAAAGAGAATATAGTTTCTTTAAGGCATCAACATTTTCCTTTATAAGAAGTTGTAACGAAGAATTAAACTTAACATTAGCAGCACAATGAATTACATCAGTACAACCATCTAAATCTAGAATCTCTAAGTCTGAAACATCCTTATCAATAATCTTGACTCGTGTTGTATCCAATTTTGCGAACAACCCGTGGCTTACAATTTCTTTTTGGAATCTTTGTTTGGCGTATAACCCATTTTTTTCACGAATACAAATAACTACTTGTTTGTTGGTCAGAAGCAATATACTTCGTAAAAGATGTTTTCCAACATAGCCTGTTGCGCCAGTTAGAAAGACACTCATTTATGTATCCAATCTATTTTGCGGTACTATTTCATTACGCAAAGTAAGTGGAATACAATTGTTACTTTATCTAGCTTGTACACGGCATTAGGCATAGCTTAATTTCACCGAGATTAGCGATCACATAGCGAATCATGAGGAACCAGTCGTTCTTCATATGAATCTCAAGATTGTTAGAAAGATTTGTACACTTGGTAAACAGTACAAGTAGGGGAAGAGAGAAGTTTCCAGTAACAATGTCATCATTTGTCTTCTTCTGAATACTAAACTCATTCTCAGAGTCACCCATCACAGTAGTGCGGGATGCGAAATGTCCTTTACACGCAAATGTAAGAGATGAGTTAACATTCTTAATCTCAACGGTTTTTGCTCCAAGCAGTGTCATATCACGACAAATCTTCTGAAAATCAAGCGAAGGCATCGTAATGTGAGTTGAGAACTCGGTCTCAGGTAGTTGAATGTCGGGCTCATCACGATCAAGTAGATTTAGCTTATAACGAGTTACTTGCTTCTTATCGCCATCCTCTAGCAGAATACCAAGTGAATTAGAATCTGCTTGGTCGACGTAAAAAGTAATCGTATCGTCGTTTGTAGCAGTACGAACAATACGATAGAGATGATCAGTATTAACTCCAATTACAAACTTAGGACTACTGTGATTGTACTCATACTTCTCAAACTTGTCTGCGTGTAGGCGAAAGTGAACAAGAACGGTACGCGTGTTGTCCATGGCTACCATTCGGATACCGTCTTTGTCGAAGATAAGACTCATCTCAACTAGAATACATTTGATAGCCTCCTTTAATGTTCGGATCGCACCAGTCTGAACAGTTTTTGCCTCAACAACATACTCTGGCATTTAATGTGTTTACTTCGCTGCGTTTAAAACCCTAGTCGCCAAGCTTTTTCTTCATAGTCTGGCTCTTCTTTTTTGACACAATGCGTCCAGCGCTGTTATACATTAGATCTTCTTTACGAAGACCACCAACCGTCTTTTCGGCTCCACCATGCATAACCTTCGCACGAGATCCAACTTTCTGAGTTTTATTATTGGGCATTTAATACTTATTATACACCTCCTTTTTTACTTTTTCATCAAATATTCCAATTACTTTACTTGACTCGGTAACTCTATTAGTAATATCACTAAACCCATCGATTTGATAACAAATACACGGGTTTAGCCCATACCAGTTATCTGACTTCATAATCTCATGCCACGATACATCAGCATTGAATCCAATATTATCAAAGTTGAACCCTACTCCGTTTAAAAATTTATTAAACGCTCGTGTACGATTATCCAACAGTTTACCACGATATCTCTCGTTAACCAAATATGCACCAGTGTTGTTTGCCTTAAAAATTCTAGGAAAACTATATTCAGAATACCAACCTGCTAGCATAATAACATCCCAGTTTGGGAGCTTTGCTAATTCCTCTAATTTGTTGTAGTTATTTTGAAAATTTTCACTCCATTTAAGATCATCCTCTAGAATTAATACATTCTTCCACTTTTCTCTGTTTGCTAATTTTAAAACTTCCATATGACTTTCCAGACAACCAAGTGCGCCACGTGAACGCTTGATAGCAGAAAATCTGGCGATCTTTTCAAATGGAATGTTGCTCTTCTCAAAAAATTCCTTCATAATATTTCGACGATCTTCACGATGATCTAAATTAATATAAATCACCTTATCGACAAACTCCCACATTATTATATAGTCACAATTGATTTCAAGTCTATGACCTCAATTGTGCCCTTTCGAGCTTTGGTTTAATTTTTAGTAGTAAGCTACCGCTATGATACTTAGTTGGAGTAGGCAAGACCACCCATGCCAGACATCACGCGAAGTACGTTGTAGTTTAGCGCATACACGCGTACCTGAGCAGTGCGCTGTTCCTTCACCGTGTTGATGGATACAGTGAGCTGGAGAGTCGCCTTGTCAATACGAGAGAAGTTGCACGTGCCAGAAGGCTGGTGCTCCTCGGGGCGTAGAGCGAAGGAGTAGCAGTTCACGCCGGTGGAAGGGCAGCGGCTGTGGTGCTGGTAGGGCTGTACCTTGTCGAAGTAAGAGCCCTCACGCTCAGTGAAGCGGTCCTGGCCGTTTAGCTGGAGCTTGGCTACCTCTACAGGGTTCTTGCCGTCGCAACGCACATCCGCATCAACAAGGAGCTTAGCTAGCAGGTAGTTAGAGCTACCACCAGCTGTCGAGGGCACGTCAGCGGTACCATCGTTAGTGAATAGAGAAAGTAGACCTACCGCCATGTCCCAGTCATCAGAGTAGTTGAAAGGCTGCTGGCCTAGATACAGTGCATTCGCCTGCCCAGTGGCAGAGCAGTCTACGAAGGAATCACGCTGTACTACCCAGAAGAGCTCCTTCACGGGGTGGTTAAAGTTCAGCTGGATCTTGTTAGAGGAGCTGGTGATGCTCTCCGCACCAGTGTACTGTACCTGCTCAATGAGGTACTCGTGGCTCTGCTGTGCGAAACGGCGGCGCTCCTCAGTGTCTAGGTAGCAATAGTCTACGTATAGAGAAGCGGCAGCTAGAGAACCTATAGGCACGGCGGTGGTGGAGGCATAATAGCAGTTGGGCTGGGTCTCGAAGTCTACGTTGATGCGCACCTCGTGGTACTGTAGGGCAATTAGAGGAATCGCTACACCAGGGTTGCGGCAGAACCAGAACTGAAGGGGAACGTATAGCGTCTTCGCGGGGGTACCGGCAAAACCCACGCAAGACATGGTTAGCTCGGAGGAAGAGCAAGGGGCGTTTAGGGTGGAACCGCCGGAGGTCTTCACTAGGCATAGGTCGGGCGTGTTGCCAATCATCGCATCAAGAGCGCGAACCGTGCCCGCATCCGTGGCAAGCTGGGTCCAGATCTGCATCCAGTCACCATACTGGCGATCAATGCGCTGACCACCGATTTCAACCTCAACCTGTCTGATTAGACGGTGGCCGATGTAGTGAACCCAGCGGAAGTTGCCAGCTGACGCTGACACCTCGGGTAGTACAACCTGTACGTACGTCTTGTACATTAGGTCAGCGTTACGGTTAATGATGGCCGTTACACGCTTGTTGAAGTCCGCCTGACCGTTGAAGGTTACCTCAATGGACTCCACGGCGAAGTTCGTGTGGCGCTTGTATAGAATCTTCCAAAACGTAATCTGAGGGTTACCAGAGATATACACATCCTGTGCTCCGTAGGAGACGAGCTGCATTAAACCACCGCCCATATTGTTGTTATATCTAATAAGAAGAAAAAGTTTTAGCCCGGAAAATTTTCAGCGACCTCGCTTGAAATATTCCGCTATTACAAATGAACTTTTGGCTGTTTCCTACAGCAAATCTGCTAATAAATACCTTTCTACGATCGATTGTTGTGATTGCCACGATGATTCTTGGTTTCAAGACATCGTGGTACTCTGCGTATTGGGGAGCTATTATTCATGATGCGATTTCATTGGTTCTCATTCGAGATTTAGTTTAATAAATTAAGTAGATCTTCACCTTTAAAATTGTGTACATTTTCAATTATCCTATTAAATGTCCCCATAGGAAATCTAAACCAGATGTCTCCAGAAGTAGGAGTTCCAAACAACGAAATAAGTTCCACTTCACGTGGCTCTGTCTTATCTATTTGAACTGATATACTGTGTGGTATAAGACTCAACTTTTTTGATCCATCATCACATTCACATAAGCAATGTGTTTTTGAAAATGTAAATGTAAACTCATATCTTCCAACCCCTGTTCTCATTGGTAAACTAGTAACTATAAACATTTAGTATTGATATGTTAGTTGCCTGTAGATCCGAAACCACCTGATCCGCGATTATCGGGAGGTGATGGAAGATCGTTTAGATTATTTACAAAGATGATGTCATTCCAAGGAAGCCAGTTATGTTGAACTACTTGAAAAAGACGACGTCCACGCTCTACTCGGTATTCCCTATCATTTGTTACACAATCTACACGAGCAATAAGCTCCCCACGATATCCTGCGTCAGCCAAACCAATTTGATTAGACATACGAAGAGGAGTCAGTGAAGTTGAAGAACGTGCGAGTAGAAGGTATGGTACAGGTCTTCCTTTTGCGTCCAGAGCTGCAAAATGAGCACCGAGAGGCATTTCTACACCATAATGTTTATTGTCAAAAACAAGAGTCATTCCAGGAGAAAGTAAATCAAACCCAGAATCCGTCCAACGACGATTGTTTACATGAGTTTGCATATCAATGCGTAGATTCTCATCGGGTACATACACATATAGGCTCATCTTGTTATGTATGTTACGCATGCTCCATGTAAGTCTTTATAGGTAAGAATGTCACGGCAACGCAAATAGCGGCAGAAACCTGCGCAATTACATTATATATAAACTCCTCAGTCGGAACACGACCTATCATCCATGCCGCTAGACTTCCAATTGGAGTAAAAAATCCGGTAGTAATTCCCTTTGAAATGGTGAACATAGCAAAGTAGACAATTGCCATGACAGACGGATCTGCTTCTGTCAGCAGCTTCGCATATATAATTGTAGTGACTCCAAGAAACTCAATGAAGTACTTATTCCACATCATTTATAGATGACGCAGACAAACTGCTACGTATTTTTCTGCTCCACCTACATCCACTTGAATATCGCCGGGTTCCTCAAGTTTCTTAGTGTAAGGGGCAGGAGTTCCGTCCTTACATACACAACATAAAGCAGAAAGCTTCGTTACAGAAGTAGCTATCGGAATCACATCCAAAATTTCACCAAACTTCTTTTGCTGCGCACATCCATCTAGACCTACTACAAGAATATGCTTATGCTTGTTAAGCAGAAGGTGTGAACAGAAATGATGAAGATGGCTAAAGAATTGAGCCTCTTCAACCACGAAGCATTCGTAATTTATATCTGAGATTCCACATAGTGGTTCTTTAACATTCCACATCATACACGGAATCTTCTCATTATTGTGAGTAACTACAACTGGTTCATTACTATAACGATTATCAATATTTGGTTTGATGACAAGAACCGTCTTTCCTATTGCCCGTTGTCTACGTACATAAGATAGAGCATAACTTGATTTGCCCGAGAACATTGGACCAATAACTACTTCGAGTGACATGTTATTAATCAGGATTATCGATAAGCTAATTCGTTTTCGATAAATTAATCAGCTGCCGAAATGAAACTAATTTTGAACTTGGAGGTATAGTATTGTGTATTTTGTTAACAGTAGGAACAGGTGTATTTTTTTGATGTTGAAAAATAGGCTTGTTGATTGGCGGAGGTTTAGTGTATGGTGGTTCTTTCACAGTAAAATATTTATTATCTTTTGGAGCCTGAAATTCAACACTTTCAACTATTGGAAGCTGATCAGCTAATGATTCGTTAACACTAAAATATGTAGTAGGGTTTGGAGTTTGTAAAGCAACTCTTTCAACTGTTGGAGGCTGTTTAGCTAATGACTCATCAATATTAAAATAGGTAGCAGGATTTGGGGGACGAAAATCAACTTGCTCGGCATGTCGAGTTTTGTCGAATGGTTCATGTATAGTAACCGATATTTCGTTAAGACTGGAATTATTATTTTTTGGACGTTGATGAAAAACAAGTTGTCCGGATGCTTCAAATGTAACTTTTGATTCATAATAAGGAGTGAAATATGCATTATGCTTTGGGAGATGAAAATCAATGCTTTCATTCGATGAATTATAATCAACATCTGATGATTCGTTAACACTAAAAGATGTATGTTTCATAGGGTGTAAAACAAGTTGTTCAGCTTGTTCAGCTCGCATGGCTTCTTCAGCCTGCCTGATTTGCTCTATTTGTTTAGCTTGTTCAACTTCATTAACAGTGAAAGATGTATGTTTTAGAGGATGAAAAATAAGTTGATCTATTTGTTCAGCTTGATCTATTTGTTCAGCTTGATCTATTTGTTCAGCTTGATATATTCGTCGTTTAGCTTGTTTAACTTCATTAACAGTGAAATATTTACTAGAGGTTGGAGATTGAAGACTAACTTGCTCGGTAGAACCAGATTGTTTTTTAGTATAACGCTGAATTGTTGGACTATTAATAGTGAAATATAAATTATGCTTTGGAGGTTGAAAATCAACATGATCAGTAGATAAAAGTTTGGTGTTTGATTCTTCTTGATTAACAGTAGAAAACATATAATGCTTAAGATGTGGATTATCTCTGATAATTTGTTTGTTATCTAGACGTTTATTTTCTTTCCAGATTGTATTATTATTATCATTAAATCTGTCATCGTTTTCATAACGAAGTTCGGAAAATTGTAGTTTTGGGTCATAGTCATACTCTAGATTTGTATTATTAAAATATTCAGTATAATCCTTGTACACATTTTCAATGTTACTATAACTGGGAAGCTGCTTACACATATTGGGTTTAATGACGTACCAATTATCACGTCTTTGTAATGGTTTCCAAGCTTGATCTATCGCATATTTGGATTGTCGATTTGTTTCAAGTAATCCTTTTACTGCATCTCTGAAACATGTCAATAATGTCTGATAATATGATTTATTAACTATATATGATAACGCACAATTACAGCTTATTAGTTTAGAGCTATTTTTATACGACTTCACAAAAGTACCTCCTAACACAATAACATCATAATCAATTCGCAACAGTTTTTCCAGTAAATCATGCCCAATTGCAAAATGTTCTGTCCATGTAAGATCATCTTCTGCGATAAATACATTATCCCAGTTTTCAGCGATAGCCATTTCTAAAATGCCAATTTGGCTTAACCCACATCCAACTGCACCCCTTTCATGTCTTATGGCATTAAATCTACGAATTTTACTTTCATGTATATATTGCGACAGTTGCCCGTGAACATGATCTCTGCGATCTCTTCTATCTTCCAAGTTAATATAAACAACCTTATTCACACCGTCAAAAAAAAAATTTTCATTGTGAGTTGACATTACATTCACAATTTGGTCATCAGTATGTTCGCTAGTAACTTCTGGTATATAATAATTGCGTAACGTTATTTTATTTCTAATATAAAACCCTAGATCACCAATTGGATTGATACCTCCTTTTTTAATAACATTCGGAATAAACACCTGCTTGAAGTAAAGAAAAAACGTGAACTGATCTTTTTGAGTTTCTCGAATGTAATTCAGAAGCAGATCCCATGATATATTTAACTGTAAAACTGCGTTAATGCCAAGAGATAGAATATAACTTGCTAATTTTTTACTAATTATAATTGAATATGTTCCGTATATTAGATCTCGAGTATTCGATACATTTATGAAAATACTATCAGATTTTTCCGGAAAAATATTAGTTCTAGAAGTGTGACAACCTAAGTATACTAAATCTCTACCTTTAAGCAGCTCTTCGTTTAGAAAGAGATTCTTATCTAAATTTTTCATAGTGTACACATCATCTTCAAGAATTAACGCATGTTCTATATCGCTCCTAACAAATTCACTCAACAATAAGAATACACTCTGTAATAATCCCAATGATCCTCTAGTAATGTGTTGACGAGGATAGTTATATTTATGTTTATATGCTGCTAGCATTTTTGATTTATGGTATTCAACATCCTGAGTTTTACTCTGTAAGCCCATATACTCATAATATTTGTTCATTAGAGCTCCTGTTTCTGAATTTGTTGATCCGTCAATTGCTTCTATGAATTTAAAGTTTGTGTTAGATTGAAATACCATTTGCTGAGTCATGTACTCATATTTCTTGGTACACTTAGGCATATTAATAATATATGTTCGGGGTAATGAATACTTACACGGCGGTAACGATAGCACGTGTTCTAACGCAGCTCTATGAAGTTCATTACTTTCATCGTTGAAATAAGATGTATTGTAGTTAAGGGAGTTGGTTTTATTGTATGTATACATAACATCATCAACAGCAAGATACTCTCCGTAGGATAATTCTAAAGCTGAATAATATTCGGCAACATCTGTAGCCACTTTTAACCATTCACCGTTACTAAGTGTTAAATATTCTTTCGGAATAGACTTAAAAAATATACCATAACCACTTTTTAAGTGACGTACCATCCATTTCGGTTGTTTTCTAAAGCTTTTGTCGGTAAGAATATCTTCGGGATATTTTGAGAAAGCGTAGTTTTCTTGAACTTCTCCATCATGCCACACATTAAAGTTTGATGATACCATGTGAACACTTTTATTAGAATAAATCTCCGAAAGACGTGTTAATACATTATCATCAGAAAGCCAGTCATCTCCGTCCAATATACACGCTATTTCAAAATCTTTTAACAGTTTGTAAGCTGTATATTTAGAATACATCTGACCATATCGTTTATCATTTTTTATGTATGTGAATTTTGATTTAATATTGTATTTGGCGACTAAAGCAAAAAATAGAGATTCGGTATTATCCGTAGAGCAGTCGTTGACATATATACCTCGCCAGTTTGTGTTTGTTTGTCTCGCCAGGCCACCTAAATTTTTTTCGATGTTTGCTTCGTTATTAAATGAAGCTATAACGAAACAAAATTGACTATTGCCATCAATAGCTTCCATTGTTATATTATCAATATTATTCAAAGACCATTCGTGGCACAATATGCATTGCTTCTAGCTCTTGAGACCAAAGTTTCACAGCATAAGGAATTGTCTTCATTTCAAACTGAGTCTGTACTCCACATGTACCGCAATGATAGATATTCTCAATAGGATTCACGACTGCGAGAGTACCACACGACTTACAGAATCCAGTTGTGAACGGATCGCTTACATCCATCAGACGCTCTTTCGTAAATACCGATGCGCCGTGTGATAGCATACAGTCTCGCTCCATCTCACCAACACGAAGACCGCCATCACGAGAACGCCCTTCGCAAGGCTGACGAGTTAGCGATACAATAGGACCACGAGCACGAGAATGCTTCTTATCAATAACCATGTGCTTGAGTCGCTGGTAGAATGTAGGACCCATAAAGATCTCTGCTTCCATCATCTCACCAGTCTGACCATTGTAGAGAATCTCATTACCATACGGATGCATTCCCAATGATAGAAGCTGTTCACGAATGTTCTCAACTGGAAGGTGAGAGTAAGGAGTTCCGTCACCAAGGGTTCCCTTCTCTGTACAAACCTTACCATACATCGTCTCCATCAGCTGAGCGATGGTCATACGCGAAGGCACTGCGTGAGGATTCATGATTAGATCGGGACGTAGACCAGTAGCCGTATAAGGCATATCCTCCTCATTTAGCATAATCCCACAAGTACCCTTTTGTCCGTGACGAGATGAGAACTTATCACCAATCTCAGGTACACGCTCAGAAACTACACGTACCTTCACAAACGGATACCCGTCTGAGTTACGATCCTGCCATACACCATCTACACGACAGTTCTCCGAATTCTTGTGAGTTGATGATGAGTCGCGATACTGATATCCATTTGCGTCATTCTTGATAGATGTTACCTTACCAATTACGACGTCATTTTCCTTAATAATAGAGTTGAGAATGGGAACACCATTGTCGCCCACAGCGTGATAAGAGGAGGTTTTGAACCCACGCGTGTTCTCTCGCCTTGGCTTAACAAACTTCTCCTCCTTGCCTGATGCGATATTACGATGCTCTTCGTCCTTATAGATAGTGTAGTAGAGTGTGCGAAACAATCCTCGGTTGATCGCACCCTTATTCAGAATGACTGAATCTTCCTGATTGTACCCGCCATAGCAACCAATAGCTACCATGATGTTGTCACCTGAAGGCATCTCGTGTGTCTTGAGTGTATTCATCATACGAGTCTCAACAAATGGCCTCATAGGTGAGCACAAAATGTAACCATTCTTATCAAGTCGTCGAGCGTAGTTCCGAGCAAAGATACCAATCGCTTGCTTACCCATAGCAGACTGATACGTGTTACGAGGAGACTGATTATGGTCAGAGAATGGGATACTGTTTGCCATGTGTCCAATGATTAGCGTAGGATGAATCTCACAGTGAGTGTGTACTAGAGTAATCTCGGCCTGTGTCATGGCAACACGAACAACTTCTGTCTCACATGGGTCAATATACTCAATATTCGCACGAATCCAATCATTCCAGGTACTCTTTGTGGGAGGTCCTGCTACAATAGCTTTGTCTTCTACTCGGTAGAGCGGTCGCACAAAGCGTCCACTATCGGTCTCGATATTGATAACGTAATCACGAATATTCCAAGAAATACCAGTATGAGGATGTAGGGCAAAGTTCCGCTTTGCCTTACGAAGGTAGTCATGTACACTAGTTGGCTTCTGAGTATAAGCTACGATTACACCATTCACAATAATCATAGTACCAGAATACTCATCCTTAATAGACTTTACCCACTTGAGATCAGGTACACTCTCTAGAACAGAGATTACTACAGCAGAAGGAGTGTGTTGTGTGATAGATGTCAGCATTGACATAGACTTTACGATACCAACCGAATGACCTTCGGGTGTCTCTACGGGGCATACATATCCCCACGATGTTCCATGAAGCTTACGAGGTGCCAACAGCTTACCAGACTTTTCAACAGGAGTCTGAATACGCCGAAGGTGACTGAGCGTCGCAGAATATGACAGACGATTTAGAACCTGAGATACTCCAACCTTAGTAGCATTTGACATTACACTTGCCGAAGTGCCTAGCCCCTGTACTGTAAAGTTACCAGTAGCAAGCGATTGCTTTAGCTTTCCTTCGATAGTAGATACTTTCAGAATTTTGTATAGATTGTTTACGTTTAGAATCTCTAGCGGGCGAGGAACATCACCCTTCTTCCATGTATCGTTATTTACTTCATGTACGAACTTGCTTCGAATATCCTTACATACCTTTTGGAAAAGCTGGCGAAACAAGTGGGTTAGAAGTGCGCCAGGAGTAACTACACGCTTGTTAGGGTACGCATCGCGATCATCTACGTTGATTACACCCTCCGATGCGAGAAGTAGGCGTCTCACTAGCCACGCAGTAAGAAGAATCTTACGACTGTTGATGACTTCCTGCGTAGATTTGTCACCTCCAAACTTGACATGTGGCAGATACTCTGTGTCGAGTAGACTACGTACATATCCATGCTTATCCTCTGACGCGGTACCATATTGAAGATGGTGTACCAAGTAATTGATAGCATCTTCACGGTTGTAAACCTTTACATCTGCGCATTCCTTAAATGAAGCTCCAAGAAGTTCAACATACTCGCCAGACGGGCAGATAATGTTCGCAATCTCTTCGTCGGAATCAACTCCAAAAGCTCGGAACATTACCATCAACGGCAGATCCTCTTTGAAGCGTGGAACACACATCGTAAGAGGATATCCTAGTCCGTTAAACTTAGCATTCACTCGAACCTCTAGCTTCTTTGGAGGAGTAGTAAATGACTCGTGAAGAGACTTCATCTCCGCAGAGAACCCGTACTTCGCAGACGTCTTCTTGTTATAGAAGATCATGATGCGATTATCTGCGACCTTCTCTTGGCAGAGAATGGTACGCTCAGATCCATGAATCAGAAAGTAACCAAATGGATCGTATGGGCACTCCCCAATCTCCTCCTTGCTCATGGGATAGTCATTCATGATACATAGCGATGACCCTAGCATAACGGGAATCTTACCTAGAGATACTCCCTCAAATACCTTCACCTGCTCATCATACTCTGAAAGCGTCTCACCCTTATATGCTCGAGTAGTAAACCGTACATCGCAGAACATCTGAGCCGCATACGTGAAGTTGCGAGCGCGAGCTTCCTGAGGAAACATAGGCTTGATACGCCCAGTTGCCTCCTGAATACGCGGCTTCATGTACGTGACATTCTCAAACGTCAGACGTAGTTCATACTTGTACTTCTTTAGTTTCTCATCCTGCTCATGCCACACAACAATTGGTGCAGTCGAAGCTACAATCAATGGGATCTTGTTACGAACAAAATCCTCGAATGACTCAATTTGATGCTCAACTAGCTTAGGAATTCCTTGACTTTGAAAATATGTATTGATAGCTTCCCACTCCATGGTATTCATATGAGTCTAGTTCGACGTAAATACATTATGATTCGTTTTTAACAATAGAATGGACGAAAAGGTTGTTATTACAAAAATGGGAAGCGAGCCTTCTCCTGCCAAGATACCTGTAAAACCCGTAGAGGATCCCAAACTTGATGGTGGGAAAAAGAAGAAGAAAACATTAAAAACTTTTCCACGTGGAATTCTGAAAACAGCTAAGGTAAACATCAGACCAGTGGCAGATCCGGCTAAGCGTCCACCTTTGAGACGATCTATGACAAAACGTACAATTCGTCTTTTAACAGATAAAAATGTCAATGACCGTAGAAAAACAATAAAACAGAAGGTGGAAAGCCTAAAAGATGGTAAGGTGCGAGAACTTGTTATTAAACATAAACTATCTAAGGGTAATGGCCCAACTTCATTGTTACGACAGATATTAGAAGGGGGGATGTTATCTGGATTCGTTTCTTTGTAATTAGATAATCGGAATGACATCACGTTGGGGTCCATTGGGTTGGATGACGCTTCATTCTATATCGGTATGTTACCCGATAGAACCTAATGCTATTGACAGGCAATTGTTAAATGAATTTATGGACGCATTTGGGGCAACAATTACGTGCTCAATATGTAATGACCATTTTTTAAGAATGTTTAGAGATTATAGACTAGCCGTTCCTACGTGGAATAATAGTAGATATGACCTATTTATTGCTATATGTAAAATGCACAACACTGTTAATCAACGGCTAAATAAACCAATACCAAAAACGGTTGGCGAATGTTTAAGTATGTTACAGAATGCTACGAAATATTCACCACCTAGAGAATTTCGTAAAAATTATATTGAATATCTTGCTGGCCAATGGAAGCACTTTTTAGGATTAAAACAAAAAGTTGATCTTATGCGAAAAATTAATCAGGAGTTTTGGAATAATTATGAAACTGAATATAGTAGTGTAGAATTTGATACAACAGCAGACACAACTACATACCCTAATCAACCTGTTCCAGAAAAGGTCATTTTTTCGAAAATAAACATACGTAATGTTAGATGGAATCCACACGCGTAAGAGAGTATTCTGGATTCCACGGTAGAGAAATCCGTGGCTTCATTTCCCAGTCATGTCGTTTCATCCAAGGATTACGTGTTTCCGAATGAAGTTCATCTGGATATAGTATACGTCTCTTCGCAGTTCGCAGTGAACTATGGGGCATAATAAACTGAAGTTGACGATTCACATTAAAGTTTAACTTCTTTGCGTCGTTCTTCGTATACTCATCATACGCAACAATATCTGTGATTAGAGGGGCATCTGCGTAAGGATATACCCAATACCAATTCAGAGGCTCTCCAGTTTTAAAGTAGTGCCATGTCCAGTGAAATGTTTTCCAATATGCTTCCACAACTGGTTTCATATCGGTAACCCCGTCTAGAACATGGAGTCCATATTTATATGAGAATAGCGACTGTTCCTTTCCAAGAATAGCTTTCTCTTCGGGACGCTTTCTAAGTCCAATTCGTTCTTTGAATACTCCCATTTCTTTCGCAGCTGCGAAGTTTAGAAACTTACGTCTACCATCTGATGTTAGAAGATCAGGATTACCGGCTTCAATATATGTTTGAAGTGCTCGGTCATATCCATCTTCACGCAGAGAGAACATTCCAAGATTTGGCATGAAATCATTACCAAAACATAGAATACCCAGAGCCATATACTGTTCAATTGACATCGGAAGTTCTTCTAGAAGTTTCCATATGGAAAGAGTAGCAAACTCTGCTTGTTTTAGTTTAGGGTCGTTGAACTCTGTACTCTCACGTAGTAGACACATTCCATCAGGATCTGATAACTTATGATGTTGAAGTGAGATTAGAATTAGATCTGCGTCGAGACCATAAATACAAATAGTTCTACGTTGTTCGGTAGAAAGCAATCTGAGTTCGTGAATTAATTTATGCTCTCCCTCTCCTGGAAGATTAGTACCATTAACGATTGCCAGTGGAAATCTTGCCTTTAGAGCAATTTCAAGCTCACGCATGTATGGTGTGTCAGGTGAGATTTGATTACGGTCAAACGGACCATGTGTTTCATCCTTGATTCGCATTCTACGAAATCGTTGTTGTACAATTTTTGCGTAAGGGACCAACCCGTCCATAGCAATAATAAGCTGCCTTGACTTACATACTGTATTCATGATGTATTCTAGCGCATCCAGTACTGAATGAATTGGATCTTCATCTTTGAGATAACGATGAATCAGGCAGTTGAAGTCAATGACAAAGACGTCAACCTCCATTATGTGATTCTTCTTGACGGCTGAAATAATACCCTTGTGGCTCTTTGATAGGCTTGCGAAATAGAAAGGAATTCCCATTCTATGTGTTATACTGTTTAGGTTAAAACTCTTGTTACAGAACAAATGTATTGGCTAGCCGTAGTTCTGTTTTTCATCGGAGTGATTGCGTATGGGTATTCGATATCTAATCAAGTAAAGCTTGCCCCTACAACTGGTTGTAACTCATGCCCTAAGCAATCAGGAAATTCTCTGTAGAATACTAAATGTCATCATTAGATCGCGAAGATTTACCGGAGGGTGGGCGTAGACCTAAACGTTGGATTCAACAAGTTGTTGGGCATATGAAGGAGGGAGCATTCACCAAGCAGGCTATGAGGAAGCATATGTCTCCCGAAAAGTTTGCCGATGAAGTAACTAAGCATCCCAAGAGGTATACATTGAAGACTCGCCGCCGAGCTCAGTTTCTTAAAAATATTCGTAAGTCCCCAAGAAAAACCTCTCGTAGAAAGTAAAATGCTTTGGTTAAAGTTTCTTGTATCTGCCCTTGTGTTCGCTGCGTTCGTCCCCGGTGTACTTGTAACTCTACCCCCCGGTGGTTCTCGTTGGACTGTACTAGCCACCCACGGTGCCCTATTCGCAGTACTTCACCACTATGCGCTAAGCATGGTGTTTCGTGGTCTTCGTCTCTTATAAAAACTTCAAGTATGAAATATAAATGGACTTAATTAGCACCGTACTGTCGGCTCTCTTATTTGCTGCGTTTGTACCTGGTGTACTTCTAAGACTCCCCCAAGATGGAACCCGTGGAACTGTACTCGTTGTCCACGCGATCCTGTTTGCACTTGTAACAACTGGCGTAATGTGGTTCTATTGGACCAAGGTTAAGGGTTATCCTGAAAGATTCGCAAACTATGGTGCTAGCTGCCCCAACGGATATCTGCCTGGAGTAAACCAGGGTGGCAAACCCGATTGTATGCCTACTGGACATGCCACATTTGACGCTAGCAAGAAGTTGGTCTAATTCTCCTGCTAGTAAATAAATGTGGGAAGGTATACTTTTAAAGGCAATTCTATTCGCGCTTCTTGTTCCAGGTGTTCATCTATCTATACCACCCGGGGCATCTCTTCGTGAGCAAGCATTAATACACGGAGTAGTTTTTGCGGTTGTAAATCATTACGTATATCTATATGTCAGACCTGTTCTAGAAGGATTTCTACCTGATTCAAGAGTAGATCATCCTTGTCCCCCCAACTCCGAGAAGTGTCCTTCTGGGGACTGTAAATTAAAAAGTGATATTTACGGATTGTGCGGGTATACACCTTAATAGCTAAAATGAACTTCGAGACAATTCTATCAATTCTAGATAATACTTTGCGTGAAAAACTTGGAACTGATTACGCAAATGAATTCCTTATAGATTTTATGAAACGTAGCGTAGCAACTGGTATTATAACCATCACAGTTGCCAATCGTTATCTAATCCCATATGGGTGTAGTATTAAACAAGAATGTTGGGGGTGTAAAGAAGATCAGCCTAACCAGTTGGCTCATATGGATCCTGGAGGATGTCTATACAATTCAGAAACTGAGTAAAATGGATTTATTAGTCTCTAACAGGTAGATACTACCTATAAAATGAACACAATTGACATTCGAATTTTCGCATATGATGACAAATCTTGGAGATCCAGAATTTCTATCTGGAACATTACGGAGGAGCAGCTAGATAAGGAGTGCTGTATTTACAATTGGGCTATCTATTGGAAGGAGGGTATTCCTGAGGGTGTTGCTGTTAAAAACAATCCAACTCTTCGCGACGTCTGGAATCTAGAGTGCTACGAGGGATGGCAGTGTACTAAGTACATGCGAGACCAGTTTGAGAGTTTTAAGAAAAAGAAAGACTAACGTTTGGGAGCTTCAATATAAGACTGCTTTGCTTTCAATAAAAGTGATTGAATCTCTTTTAGATGTTTTATAGCCTCGTCAACCGATTTCTCAAATAAAAAACCATTATGAGCTCTGATAAGTAGAGGCTCTATGTTTTTTATTTCGTGTTTCGCATGTGATATCAATGTTCCGCAGAAAACTTTCTTCATGGATTAATCTTAGATTAATTTTTACTGAATCATGGTTGATGTAGTAGCGACGTTATTGAAATTAATTGGAGACCACATAGTCTGATTTAGTCCAGCTGTATAGTTATATATGGGCACCTCTGTTACCGGAGATGGGAGAGTGTAGTCCTCTGGGTTCAAAATCGGACGGAAGTTATTACTGACAGGAATCAGCGGTGGCATATCCGAGTAGTCCTCCTCATCTACTACCTCTCGCCTAGTAATCACCACCAGCTGACGAGTATCAGTTGGCTGATCCCTAAACGGCTTAGTACGATCAATCTTGCGACGAGTATACCAGGAGATACGATCAGACCTTCCGAATATGTGAGACATACTCTCATCAAAGTCCGAAGTCTGAATAATGCTGTGGATCGACATTCTGCTGCCCGGAATACGCTCAGAACGACTTATTAGCACATTGGACGGAGACTCCACATAATCAAACACTACAAACTTGTGGTCGCGATCAGGGTACTGACTAGCAGTTTGAAGGAACTTTTGATACTTCCCAAAATCCATCTTCTGAAGCATGTGACGCATAAGCTTCTTGACATTGGCATTCTCATTGGATGGGTTGAACATTGTGTTGAGCATTTTGATTGACTGATGGTGGATATCTAGATAATACAACCCTTAATCCGTTTTCAAGGAAAGCCATTGGAAACGGATTCTTAAATTGAAGTGTATTTCTATACCATGGATCCAATTGATAATACTCAAGATGATGACTGGGATCAAGATTATGAAGACTGGCTTGCCTATCAAGATTGGATTCAACAAATGGATTGGGATTAAAAACGGATATATACTGCCATATCTTAACAGATAATAACAATGGAGGACATTCAACGATCAACAAGACACGTTACGCACATCCGTGCTCACATCTGGAACAAGATTCCTATCCTTGGTCAGTCAATTTTCGACCGCAGAACTGTGTCTCTCGATAAGTGTACAAGTAGCACTATCAAGAAGAACATGGTGAGTTATGATGAAGTTTCTGGTAAATTACGTTATGCATCGCATCATCATAAATGTCTCAGTTGTGCGGGCATGCGACCAAAAGATGTCAGATCAAGACGCCTAAAACTCAAGGAGGACACAAAAGCTGCTATTGATGACTCCTTAGATTAAACACTTCGAATAAACTCCCATTTCAAATAATCACAAATCTTCTTCCAAATCTGGTCATGTGCGATTAGCCTATCACGGCTTTTTAGCAAAGGAAAATACACCTTATACTCGTCCAAATCTAATAGCTCGAAGAACTTGTAAAGGATATACGAATAAGAAAGAAAATTAGTACGATCATCAGGACAATAAAGCAAAAATGGGGCTTGAATTTCCTGAAACATGGCTCGTATTTTTTCTTCGATCTCCGGTGTGATAGTTGGAGGCGGATTGCCATTGAGTCGAGAGAGGATGTGGGTTGCGTGCTCATAATACTTAGATCTGTTGAGCTTCTTTAAAATCTCTCGCATGGCAATCTCAGTAAGTTCTGCGATATTTTGAATACGGCGTTTCTTTATTTCGCATATAACTTCATGCATTACCTCGTCGGGTATGATCGTACTTTCCTTTGCTTGAAATTGATTTAGAATCTCATTAAGATGATTAATCTTTTTATACGCGTAATTATTGCGTTCTTTGGGAGGATCACGAAATGATGGAAAATCGGAAACTACTAGCATATATTCTTCAGAACCACATTTAGGACATACAAGTATACCTTCTTCGGAAAGTTCTTCACGTGCGATATTACATCTATCGCAGTGCTCAGTAGTATAAGTCTTTTCTGTGATTTCTACACCTGTATTGATTTTCATACGTGTAGTAAATTCATCATATAAATCTTTCTTTGATACGGAAGAAGTATCTTGAGTAGTTTGAGTTAGATACTTAACAAATGTATTTTGATCAGCAGGTGTTGATGCCATGGCTTGAACCTTGTCAGAGCCACCGTAATATTTCAGAATGATATCGGCATTGCGAACATAATAATCTTTTAGAGGGTCATCTTGGGCTAAGCGGCGATCTATAGTTCTAATTTCATCTTGTAGTTTTGTAGCCTTGTACATGTCTTGCATATCACCTAGCTCTCGTTCAATTTCTGCCTTTCTAGTTTGAAGTTCTTCAATGTTAGTATCTCTCATCTCCGTAATTAGTGACTGATGAATCGAGTCTAACGTTCCCGAAACTGTTTCAGAAGCCTTAGACTTTGCAGCTGTATCTCTGGACTTTTTTATACGAAATATGTTGTCCATTTAATTAAACTTAATCATCTACCTGAAAATACGAAATACAAAACTCCCAGTCCTGCGATTATAGTTGGAATTACAGATACAAGTTCTTGTTTATTCGTGAATGATTCTGGTGGAGACGCACATTGTGATGGATCTACTTGTTGACATTGACTTGCCGCAAGATCAGGGCTCAATGACGTAGTTAAAAATCTTGACTGATTTCCAGAACCAGTTACAGGACAAGACATACAAACGCAAGGAGGATTTGAATCAGATACAAGAGCTGAAAAAAGATGAAGAGGATTTAAGCCTTCAATGTCATCAACTACTCCCGGAATTAGCCCATTAAAGTCAGAACCTAGTTCCGAAATAGCTGCTGGTAAAGCACCCGCTCCAGTTGACATATTGTTAATGTAATTATATCTCGGCTGTAGAGTCCCGTTTGGGGCGGCGCACATTCCACCAGTATTCACAAAGTACTGATTACCAAGTGGAGGATTACCCGTGATTAACGCTTCAGTATAATAGGCAATCGCATTAGCGTTTGTACCAAGTTGACCAAATGATCCATTTGACCCAACACCTAATGATGTCGGTCCTGTTATAGAATCGGCATAACTATATGATGGACCCAAAAGATCTGTTTGTACATTTGACCCACCATTTTTGATATCAGACCATAAAGAATTGCCTCCTAGGTCTGCCATTATTAATTACTTATGTTTTTTGATATACTCAATCGCTTGTTTTTGATACTCGGTATTAGTAAACATACATGGTCGCTGGATAAGCATACTTTTTACAACTGTTTCGATACTACATCCGAACTTTAAGCACATATAAATAAGAGTTAGAAATCCACTGCGATTAATTCCACATTCACAATGAACGTAAATTGTTTTACATTCAGAATCACTTAGAAAGTTATTCATCGAAGATTCAAATAGAGGATACCATTTCGTAATATCTTCTGTTTGGCGATCCAATGCATTAATACACGCGATTCTATCCGGAAATTCAGCTTTAAACCATTCTGACGTTATCCGATCTTCAGCACAGTTTACGACATGTGTGATGTTATATGTCGCAAGAGTATGTAGATCAACATTATTAGCGGATCCAACAACAATGCGGGGATGTACTATTGCCAGTGAGTCTAATTTCCAACCCTTTGAATTGCGTCTATATTTTTCCCAAAGTTCTTCCATTTAGTACTCTTATTAAATTCATTGAAAACGTATTCGTTTTACTCAAGAATCTTTATAGTAACAAAATGATTCCAATTACTACAATGGATTACAAGCCAACACACAACGTGCATTTGCACTACGCAGAGATTTATAAGCGCAACAAGCTAATGGCTTCGTCAAAGAATAAGATAGGTACTAGATCTCGTGGATGTGGATGGTCAGACAACACTCTACATGCAGAACGGGCAGTTGTGAAGCGTTTTGGTGACACTTCACAACTTCACGGATGTATTCTGATTGTCGTACGTATTAACAAGAAGGGTGAGCTTCTTAACTCAAAGCCGTGTCCCGACTGTCAAAAGTTTCTTGAGAAGTGTATGAAGGAGTATGGTCTTTTAAAGGTAATGTACTCCTGATATACAAGGATGAGTAAGCTCTATATTGTAACATATAGAAGTGAAAGCGAACTAGAAGATTGTATTTTTACAGTACATTGGGAGAAAGCTCTGGAGCTTCTAAATAAGAAACCGAAACAAAAGCAGATTATTGAATACACTTTTGATTCGAAAGGAGTTTCAACTTTTTGGAATGCGTTTCACTATTATGTTAATGGGAATCTGATTACGGACTCTATTCAAAATAATGAGCCAAACAAAGTTCCTACTACGTATGCGATCGCAACTGCGACACCAGCTAAAATCGCTGCGCCCATGTAAGACGGCACACCTCCCGCGGTGTAAGTATTAGGAATATATTGAAGAATTAGAGACCTAGGTGTGCTTAGAGAAATAATCATAGCTGCCGCAAAAAAGCCAAAATATACCATCAGATTTTTTACAGCGTACCGAACGGTGTTAAATGTCTGGTTATGATTTGTGAGATTCATCGCGGGTTTCTGAGCAGATGTGTTCGTAGGTGAAATGAACGGATCTACGCCTCCAGTCACAATTGGAGAGAAGGTAGTTGACTGCGGAAGTTGAGGATTTTGAACGGGACCGCTTCCAAGTAGATCGCTTAAGTCAGTCGCACCATCTGCCATTTATCTAGAAGGGAGGATTTCACATTGAGCATCCTCCGCGTGATATTGATAGCATTTATTATTGACTTTAACGGTTTTTCCTTGAACCTCGTGAACCGGAAGAGCTAACACAGCCTTGCTTTGAAACGGTTTATGAAATAAAAGAATGGCTACACCTAGTCCAATAATGAATGATAGTAGTGGTAATGTGTCTTTAGAAATTGGATTCATTTGTGTTGAGATGCGATGAAATTAAGAGAGGTTGAATCTGCTCCACACGGAACTTCTTTTGTTTTAAATTTTACACATCCTGAATCAGTGTGTAGAAGGTTATCACCATCTGGTGTTGGAACTTGAGGTACATCTCTTGTCGGAGGTGTGAACACCGCAGATATAGTTAACCCAGTCAAAAACCCTACAAATAACCAAAATACTGAGAACATACTTATTTTTAAGTCGTTATTTGAATAATTTCACCAGTTTCAGAATTCCAATATAACGGAGCAAACCCCTCTGGAACAGTTCCTGAAACTGCACGAATGGGTTTTACAATAAAAGCAGGATCACTACCAGTATAGTTTAATTCAGATCCACTGGCATTTAGAATAATACTATTCGCAGATTGATTTACTCTTCCAGCTTGGAATCCTATGGCTATTGATGAATAACCTTGATTATTATTTCCTGCACCAGTTCCTACAGCTACCGAATAATTACCTTGAGTAGTTTGTCCAGCAGCCGATCCTATAGCTACTGCTGATTCACCTTGAGTAGTTTGTCCAGCCCCACCTCCTACAGCTACTGCGGTTGTGCCTTGAGTAGTTTGTCCAGCAGTTGGTCCTATAGCTACTGATCCCGTACCTTGAGTAGTTTGTCCAGCTTGGTATCCCACAGCTACTGTTCCTTCTCCTTGAGTAGTTCTTCCAGCAGTATATCCCACAGCTACTGCTCCCTCACCTTGATCTGAATATCCGGCGCCATTTCCTATAGCTACTGCTGATTCACCTTGAGTAGTTTTTCCAGCAGTACCTCCTAAAGCGACTGCTCCTAGTCCTTGAGTAGTTTGTCCAGCTTCTTGACCTATAGCTACCGTCTGTTCACCTTGAGTAGTTTTTCCAGCTTGAATTCCTATAGCTACTGCGCTTACGCCTTGATTAGTATTTCCAGCTTGACTTCCTACAGCTACTGATGAACTACCTTGATTAATATTTCCAGCTTGAGCTCCTACAGCTACTGCTCGTTGACCTTGAGTTTCACTTCCGGCTTGAACTCCTACAGCTACTGCTGATACTCCTTGAGTACTACCTCCAGCGCCATTTCCTATAGCTACTGCCTGTTGACCTTGAGTAGTAGCTCCAGCGAACTTTCCTAAAGCGACTGAATCTGAGCCTTGACTATCTCTTCCAGCCTGATTTCCTATAGCTACTGATGAACTACCTTGGGTACCTTCCCCCGCGCTAACTCCTACAGCTACTGATGAATCGCCTTGAGTAGTTTTCCCAGCAAAATACCCTACAGCTACTGCTGCCAGACCTTGAGTAGTAAATCCAGCTTGACCTCCTACAGCTACCGAATAATCACCTTGTGTAACACCTCCGGCTTGAGCTCCTACAGCTACTGCCTGGGTACCTTGAGTAGTTCTTCCAGCATCAGATCCTATAGCCACTGCTGATCCACCTTGATCAGTGTATCCTGCGCCACTTCCTATAATTATGTTATTTATTCCTACAGTCCAAGTAGAAGTGTCGTAATCCCAATAAAGGTAATCACCATGATAAGTTCCTGTCATACTTAGTCCTCCTGCGGTACCTGTAGGACCTGTAGGACCTGTGGGACCCTGAGGACCTGTAGGACCTGTAGCTCCACCACCACCACTGCCACTACCAGCGGGACCCATAGGACCGGGAATACCTTGATCACCTTTAGGACCTGTAGCCCCTGTAGCCCCTGTAGCCCCTGTAGAACCACCGCCACTACCACTACCGGGAGGACCCGTAGGACCAACTTGTCCTGTAGCCCCTGTGGCTCCTGTAGCTCCTGTAGCCCCTGTAGCCCCTGTGGAACCACCACCACTACCACTACCAGCGGGACCCGTAGGTCCAGGAATACCTGGAGGACCCGTGGGACCTGTAGCTCCACCACCACTACCATTGCCGGGAGGACCGGGAGGACCCGTAGGACCTGTGGCACCTGTAGTGCCACCGCCAGTACCGGGAAACCCAGGAAATCCAGGAAATCCAGGAGGGCCGGCGGGACCAGGTTCGCCTCTACGGCCTCTAGGACCTGTATGACCCCTACGACCTGTATCACCTGTATCGCCCTTTGGTCCTGTACTAGCTAAACCTGTAGGACCTGTGGACCCGGTTGGACCTGTACGACCAATAGGACCCGTAAAACCTGTACGACCTGTAGGACCCGTAAAACCTGTACGACCAGTAGCTCCAGTGGCACCCGTAGGACCCGTATGACCTGTAGGGCCCGTGGCACCCGTGGCACCTGTAGCTCCGGTTGCGCCTGTAGCTCCAGTAGCACCCGTGAATCCAGTGGCGCCCGTAGCTCCAGTAGAACCTGTAGCACCTGTGGCTCCTGTGGCACCTGTGGCACCTGTAGAACCTGTATTGCCTGTGGGACCCGTAGATCCAGTAGAACCTGTACGGCCCGTAGGTCCAGTAGGACCGGTATCGCCTGTATCACCTATATCGCCTGGTTCACCCATAGGACCTGTGGATCCGGTAGAACCTGTATTTCCTCTAAGACCTGGTTCACCTATACTTCCTCTAATACCTTGAGCACCTGGGGGTCCCAGAGGACCCGGAGGACCTGGAGGACCCGTGGGACCTGTACCGCCCAATTCGACACCCGATCCTCCCGATATGCCCCTAATATCTCTCCAAAAGCCTCCACCTCTAGGTCCGATTTTTAGTATATTATTTGTGATATCAAATCCAGGTTCACCTTCTTCAAGTTTTACTGTCGAGGCTAACCAATTGGCAGCAGTATCTCTGCGCAATTGAAACTTCACTACAGCAACAGGTGTTGTCATTATATATTACTTATTAATTTCCATACTTTACAATTACGTAAATCATTAATAAATACAAGTTTACCTATGCGCCTCCACCAGAGGCAGTTTCAGTTGCTAATGTCGAGGCATCTCCTCCAGCTACACTTTCATCTGCTAATGTCGAGGCACCTCCGCCGCCTACATCTTCAAGTGGTTCCGGAGGAGTCTCAATAAATACTCTCCCCGAAGCACCTCCGCCTCCTACAGTTTCGGTTGGTACTGTTGAAGCGCCCCCTCCCAATACAACTCCTGGTGTTACCAAAAAGGCACCTCCTGCGCCTAAAATTAATGATACTTCCTCAGTAATTATCCTGTCTTTTCCAACCTTAGTACAGCATAGTTTAATGAAATAAACTAATCTACTAAAATCGGGCCTACAGTTAGTTGTCGCATAAATAGGGTTATTGTTTAAGGCAATAGACCCAGGATACTGTACTTTTCGTACGGAGACTTCCGCAAGGATCCGCCGTTTGTTAGTATAACATTGGGCACTCATTTACTTTCACCTGCGGGAATTCTAAGCTTACGTTTTACTTTGACAACAGGTACCGGAAGAGTTTCAACCGGTTCACCTTTCATAGCTTCAAATCGCTGACGCACCTGTTCTACGGGAATGCCCCTGTACACCATCTCCAGTTTCAATTTGAGGAATTTGTCCATACTCTACTATAGGAACATTTCTTACGGCGTTGTTCCACATACGTGGTTCAAACTTAACTTTTTGTAGTTCTGGAGGAGTAGCGGTTCCATGACTTGCGTATAAAAAGTATGCGAATGACCCTACAACCACAATTAGCAATATGATGTTAAACCAAACCGAGAAAGCTGAGTCTCTAACAGATTTTACCCATATAAGGTTATTTTCCATTTGAGATGCCGTATCTTTTACTAAATGAAACATCTTACTGAAACATAAGAAGATTGAATGGCATCTTTAACCACAGTCTATATGATTTCAATAATACTGACAAGTATAGCAGGAATAGGATCTGCTTTTGTTGGAAATAAGATTTACCCGATAACTGGTGGAGCCGTAGAGAAACCTGTAGAGAAACCTGTAGAGAAACCTGTAGAGAAACCTGTAGAGAAACCTGTAGAATTAGAAGATAACCCTTCTGAGCCTCTAGAAGAGACTATTAAAACTGAGTTTAATATGGATGATGAGTTTGCTAAGAATGTAGTTGCGTTTATCAAGACTCCGGTTACGCAATGGAAGAGCATCGCAGCGGATCCTCGTGAACTAAAGCAAAAATTTATGAGAGCTCTTACTCATCCAAATCTTAACAAATGTCCTGCGAGATTACTTGACATATGTAAAATTGTAAATATAAAGTATTCTAACATGTCTGATTTTATTAACGAGAAGCCGTATACCCCATATGGGGATCAAAGCGTTGATGCTGTTGCTGTTCTGTCTGGCAGTCGGTAAGTATTATATTTAGTTTATTAAGTAACACATCGATATACTTATTTGTAGAATTGTGTTTGCATATTGTTATCTTTTCAGTCTTACTCTCAAGAATAATACGAATAACTTCGTACTGTTCTTGGGGTGTTATAGTTGACATACATATCGTCAATGGTGAATTCTTATACATAAGATGTTCCCTAATAACATCCATTAAGTATTCATACTAAAGTTTGTTAAAACGCATTAAGCTTTTGGGCAAGAGGATTACTATTGAACGCATTGAGAATACTGGGATGATTTCTCTCGACGTGAATGTCTTCTTGTAGGGGGCGATTGAATTTGTATGAGCCAAGATGCTCAGCAGAAGCTGCGTTGGCAGATTTACCAGGGTGGAAGCGTGTTGCATCAATAATTGCCTGCTCATTACGATTAGATGTTACACCAACGTTTTCAGGACCTAGTGCGATACCATTTCCTGCTGTACCAGCCGGTCCAGGACGTCCTTCAGCTGTAAGTCTCATGAACTCTGCGTATGGCTCAGTAAATGCGCGAATATACGGGGCGAGAATGGCAATAGTACCGCCAACAGACCCGAAGTATTCCTTTCCAGTTGTCTCACGAGCCTGAGCCTTCATCGGTTGCTCTGAGTAGATTCTGGGCGCAGTTTGAGCTCCGACAGCTGTGTTGGCACGATCCATTCCAAGAACAACAAAACGATCGGGTTTATTCTTTGTTACGTCAGCCTGAATACCCGGTAGTGTTACATTATGGGCTCCTGGTATGGCAGGCGGTTCATATGATAGTTTAGGTTTAGTAACTACTCGTAGTTCATCAGTAGTTCTCGGAAGAGTAAAGTTACGAAGTTGATCCTGCTGAAATCCGCCCTTGGGGATATTTGTGTATCCATCATCTGCGCCAGGACCAACCTGAACCTGGTCAATTGGAAACACATTCTTCATGTTTTGCCCACTTACCATGCGAGACTGTTCAAACTCTGTCTCAGACTGTCTACCAAACGGATTTCCTGTTCCGGGTTTAGCGTCAAAAAATGACTGAACCTCACGCTTCTGAAAATACTCTTTGCCAGCTCCTGTGTGATGATCTAGTATGGAATCGGTGGCACCCGAATACATGCTCTGGGTTGTACGAGCTCCAAAAAACGGTACTTCATTATTGTGACCATCTTGCTTCTGAGAGTGTACTACGTGATCCTGATGGACTTCAACTGGGCGGGGATCGGCATTACCATTTGTAAACTTCTCGGATTCGGTAGTGGTTCCACTAGATTGGTCTTTTGCTAACATATATCCAACTGCGCCCAATCCTAATAGAAGTGCTGCTTCAATCATCTTTGTATTTGCCGTTTACTTTTTCTTGTCTAGTCTTGCGGATTGCGGTTTAGGCTGTGTTCCCACAACCTTCTGACGATTATCATGTTGCCATGTCATTGTACGATGAGTCTGATCTGTTTCAGCCGCATTTGGTGGAATAAAGGCTGGAGCAAATGGTACATCATTTTCTGGAACGAATACATTTCGTCGCACAGGAGTATTTAAAGCGTAATTCATTTCTTATACTAACTATGCGTTCTTTTTAAGTGTTGGTGTATGAGAATCAACATTCCATTCAGACCATCCGGTACGATTAAAGGCAGAAACGGTCATTCGACTGAGCATACCCTTATACTTGTCAACTAGTCTCTCGAATGAAGCACTATCTGTTCCAGGCACAGGTAGAGGAAATTTGGTAGATTTATTAGTGGGTTTTACACCGTAACAGTTGACACCAAACTTATTAGAAGGGTTGAAATAACCACCATTTACTCCCGGTCTTCCGCATCCGGTACGCTTCGCGGCATCACTCTCTTGCTGTAGAGATTCCCATGTGGATTGCTGTGTAGGAAATAGAGCCATTCCACCCTGCGTCCATCCATAGCCACACCATTCACCACCTGCGTTGTATGCGTCATTTACCTGATCGTATGTGGCAAGCTCTGAATTATACGCTGCACATACAGCCGGGGCATCATCATAAGTATAATCATTTCCACTTACGAAAAAAACTTCATTCTTTTCTAGAGATTGTGGTTGAGGAGTAATTGATATGGCTTCTGCGGGAGCTGGCGTCTTCTCATAAAATCCGATATCGATTCCGTTAGGAGAAGTTTTGATGTTAAGTACTCCCATTTTGAATAGTACAAATCCGATCAAACCGACCAGAACAATTACCACCAGTAATGAGACTACACTACCAGTTGAAACCAAAACTACTACAGAAAGCAGAGCTAAACCCGCCATGGATACCATAAGTATTGTTGGAACAGGAATCATCTTTGTTAATTCTCTAGACGATAATAAATCAGTAATCTCATCTTATTTGAAATCGGAAACTGTTTTGGACCATGTTCTTGGAGGTGACTATCATTAATAGTATACCACGATGAACCTGGTGGCATGTTCCTACCGTATCCCCACCAATGCATTCCATTATAGCAACTCACCGACACAAGAGCGTAGTGCCTCTTATTTAACGCAAGAATACTGGAATAGTCTACAGACCCATTTGTAGGAATCATATGAAACATCATCACCTTTGGAAATGATCCAATAAGCTGCTGCTTCTTACATCCCTGTTTTCCACACTTCTCACACTTCCATCCATCAATTGTATTCTCTTTTACTGCGTCCGTAATACAGTCAATCATAGGACGATTTTTGGCATCGCTTGATATAGGAAATTCAATAACAGAATCCTCTCTTACCTGTTTTGCGTCACAATTGACACATTGAATAGAATCAGCAATCTTAAAGCGCATCAGCTTATCTAGAAAGGGTAGCTTATCGCATAAATAGTGCAGAAGTTCATGAGAATCGCCAATCCCGTTTCCTGCTGGCATGACCTCAGTTCTGACTGCCTCAAATAATTGCTTCAGTCCATCTTCTCCCTTTGTTCTCCAAATTTTACACAAACATTCGTCAATTACATTGCCCTTGTCGAACGCTTCTGCGTTATAACGCTCTTGTACTTCTGGGATACGGAATACAGCTTGAATACATGTATTTACCCAGCAACTCCCTCTATGATTGTGAAGTCCGAACATATTGTCTTTTAATGTTGAAATTTAGAGAAGTCTGCTAAGAACGGTTGCGGTTCGTTTTCCTCCATTGGAAATGCTTTCGCTAAATCCGGATTAAACTTGTATGTATCTTCATCTTCATGATCATCCGATGCGTG